ATGTTCGCTCTGGTCTTGTTTGTTTGCTACCTGGACGGTGGGTGTGAGGACATCGTTGTGGATGTCTTTAATACCGAACAACAGTGTCTTGTCGCTATGGAAGTACAACGTCTGCGCTATGGCGGATGCTATCCGGTAGAAGATTTTATTGACGGCTTCTGGCGCCCTGCCCAGGAGTACAGTGATTTTTAACTACTGTACCTGCACTAACGTCATTTCACCGCCGAAGACGGCGCCGGTATCAATGTAATGCTGATTGCTGGCATCTACGCGATGTTTAAGCGGCGTATGGCCAAACCAAAAGTGGTCTGCACCGGCAATGGCTCCCCCCTTCCCCGCCAGATGTTCACTCAAACGCTCACGACGCCAGAGTACCGATTCTTTGTCTACGGGTTTTTGCCACGCGTAATGATCGGACGGGTAATCGGCATGGGCGATAATATTGACCCCGCTGGCGCAGTGGAGCTCAATAATGTAAGGCAATTGCTCGCATTCCCGTAGCGCATTGTAAGCCCTGTGCTGTTCCTTTTCGCTGAGGTTACTGAACCAGGTGCCGCCATTGAATGACCAGAGAGTCATCTCCCCCGCGTTAAGCGCGTCGATAGCCATCTGCTCATGGTTTCCCCTGACCGTTTTAAACCACGGTCGTTTAAGCAATTGTAGGCACTGCAGACTGTCAGGGCCACGATCAATTAAGTCGCCAACGCATATGAGTAAATCCTTATAGGGATCAAAGTGGCGCTCGCGCAGTTCATTCAACAGACGCTGATGGCAGCCGTGCAGATCACCTACGATCCAGATATGCCGCCAGGTATTCCCATCGATACGTTGATACATAACTCCCCCTTATTTTTAGTATAGAAAGGGGACTTGACTCTGCGTAATCATGTTCAAATTCGGTGCAACTTAAATCCTCGTTAAACGAACCCGAAATAAACCACAGTGTTCAGGTTAATTTGCCACGGCGTAATCCCTAGAATAGCTATTGAACATTCAGAGGGCCCTACCGTGTCTAATATCAGTCTGCAAGAAAAACACCTGCAAAATCACCATCAGCATATTATTCGCGAGCTGGTCTCCGGACGTCTGGTTCCTGGCCCTATCTGGACTAAACGAAATTATCGCCTTAAATTCCTGCTCCGTTCGCTGTTGTTCTGGTCTTCAACGGTAAAAATGCTGAGCGCATTATCGCAACGTCCGGGATTTGAGCGTTTACTGAATGCTCAGGTGACACTGCCGAGTAAATCGCATCGTCAATATCTGACGCTGGGGCTCAATGCGGCAAAGCGTGCCGATGCGATTGTTAGCCACTATCAGTGGGTTGACAGTTGCCTGTCAGCCAGGGCTGCCGATGCAATGACCGCCGTCAACCATCAGCACATCTTGCAGTGCAAAGGTAAAGATGATACCGAATTTAACGTTTTTGCCTCCTGCGCCCATAAAGCAGAGCGTGAAGGCGAAAGCACCCTGTGGCTGTATGACGGCAACAATGTCCTGCTGGCGAGCGCCACATTCAGCGTGATCGAGGAAAAAGGCCAGCGTGCCTTAGTGATTGGCGGTCTGCAGGGTCCCCGCAGAAACATCTCCCATGAAGTCATCAAAGTGGCAACACGTGCCTGCTACGGTATTTTCCCTAAACGTTTGCTGATAGAAGTGCTGTGGCAGATGTGCGCGCACACCGGCATTAGCGCGGTTTATGGCGTTAGCGATGATGGTCACGTCTTTCGCGCGTTGCGTTACCGCTTTAGCAAAGGCCGCCATTTCCATGCCAGCTATGATGAGTTCTGGGCCTCTATTGATGGTGAGAAAGATAATGCCTGGCGCTGGCGTTTGCCATTAATGCTGGAACGGAAACCGCTTGAGAGTATCCCAAGTAAGAAACGTGCCGAATATCGCCGCCGCTTCCAGTTACTCGACGATATGAATAGCAGTCTGGCCGATTTTTTCCGCTAAATATTGAGAGCAGTGGCATCACCACTGCTCTTTGTTATTACTGTTGGTATCAATACCTTTTTTATTCTCATTTTCATTGCCAGTAATTATTATTTTATTCCTATTATTTACTAAATATCTCCACACCAACATTCAACCAATAACGTGCTCTTGTCTGGCGCGCATAGCGGTTCTGCTGGTCAGCACACAAATTGATGCAGCGCATTCATATAGTAAAAAACGAGATGATACGGCTAAAACGTAACGATATATCTTTCAAGGCTTTTTTTTCATGCTACTGTGGTTTTTCCATTTAACGGCCCGGAGGGGCTATTCCAACCTTAAAATTCGTTTGTCCTGTCTGCAAAGGAAATTCGTTTTTTTTCACGCAATTTTGCCCGGATAAAAATTACCCTCACGGTGCAATTTGTTCAGGGTGTGGTTCACGTCTTACGGCAAAAGCCTGTATTCCAGTCAGACGGAGATGGCCTAAAAAAGCCTCCTGATGTGAGGCCTCGACGTGAGGCCTTTCTAACACGTGCAAAATAATTTATGCGCCATCTGCAGAACACGGGAAAATCATTTTCCCGTACAGACCACGGTTTAATCCAGTTGTTGGTGGCAGGTTAATAAAACTGACGAATGGCCTGTTCAGTTTCACGCGTAGTGACTAATTCAGAAAACTTGGCTATCAGGAACTCTTTGCCATCCAGCACATACGTTTCGATCGGCATATCAAGGAAGGAGCGCTGATCATTTCTGTAGCTGACCTTCTTTAGGTCGTCCGCCACCGAGATGTGATCGACCTTTCCACCGGGGAGTATTACCACAACATCTTTGCTCATGTCGTTATCCTCAGTTGTTTAAATTGCATACGACATTAGCACAGCCTTTCGGTCATCGTCTCTTGTTATGTTCAGGCATCATGACAAGGTTGAAGGAGAAAGCGGCGGCGCCATTATGGAAACCCACTCACCGCTCACCCATTTCTCTTCGAGACTTTGCCAGCCAGGCCTGCTGTCTAACGCTTGTTCAGGCAAAAAAAAACCGCTCGGACAGAGCGGTGAATGAAGCTTACCAGGGAATAATAATGAAGCATGGATGCAATGACTATAGCTGGCTAATTGTTGCTTAATGAAAACCAGGACGATTCTCAAAGCATATATTCTTTATAATTAGCAAACTAAGGGTCGTAACGAAGAATTTATTAGCTTTCAAGCAATTGCTTCCCTCAGGAGAAGAGCGGATTTCCTTCTCCTGAGGGATTTTTATTTACAAATTTCGCTGTTGAGCTTATTGAAGGTCTCGATCTGTCGATGATATTCATCAATCGTGAACTGGTCGTTACCGCTATATGCAATGGGCCGGCGTGAGTATTTAAAGCCAATAACCAGATGATAGGGTTCTGCAGTAATGAATCGCACGCCTATTTTTCGTCCAGGGTTCGTCTCCCCTGAGATAACACCACAGACATAAGGTTGCCCCTCAGATACATGTTTTGACACCTCAGACGCCGCGCAAATGAATTTTCTGATGCGCTGCCTTTCCACAGCAGCACGACTTACCAGATTTCGAATCATCATCACAACATCGAGGCCGCGCTTATCATGCCAGACGACCGGGGCGAGCCCCATAGCAGAACGTCTCAACCTACAGGAATGGCGCTGTTGACCTATCGTTAAGGAGCGGGACGAGAATTTCGCGCAACGTCTTCTGGCTATAAGAACTTAAAATGCCCAAAAATACCTGGACGCCCGCGGTGCAGAGTATGTTATGGTTTAGATCGTATGCAGGAAATTTTGACTGTTTTCTGTATGCCCTGATTTGGCTCTTTTGGGAAACTAAGAGCCAAAAAAAGACCGAATACGATTCCTTTTCTCGCCTAGATATATCACAACCCTTTATTTTCAATAAGTTAATAGGCAATCTGCACATTAATTAACCAATCAAGCATGTGTTTGTGCCCTTTTAAAATCAGCAAGTTGCTAAGTAATTCGGACATATTCGGACCAAAATCGGACAAACTTAGTGTGGTTTTTTCACTGAAATAACCTATTTTCGGCCCGTGTTAATTTCCTAAAGCTTGCCCCGACTGCTTATTGATTAGAGCCAAAAAATTACATTCCGAACCACTTTTAAATCTTAATCCGCTTACGGGTGCGCGCCGCTTTTTTCTCTTTCTCTATACTTTTAGTCTGACTGGCTGGAGGTGCACATGTGCGGACGATTTGCCCAGGCGCAAACGCGTGAAGAATATCTGGTATACCTAGTGGAAGAAGCCGAACGCGACATAGCTTATGACCCCGAGCCGATTGGCCGATATAACGTCGCTCCTGGCACGAAAGTTCTCCTGCTCACTGAACGTGACGAGAAACTACATCTTGATCCTGTAATCTGGGGTTACGCTCCCGGGTGGTGGGATAAAGCACCATTGATTAATGCTCGCGTCGAGACGGCAGCCACCAGCAGAATGTTTAAACCGTTATGGCAGCATGGCCGGGCTATTTGTTTTGCTGACGGCTGGTTTGAATGGAAAAAGGAAGGCGACAAGAAACAGCCATACTTCATTCACCGCGCTGACGGCCAACCGATTTTCATGGCTGCGATCGGCAGCACCCCGTTCGAACGTGGCGACGAGGCTGAGGGGTTTCTCATTGTGACTTCCGCTGCTGATAAAGGCATGGTCGATATTCACGACAGGAGACCGTTGGTATTGACGCCGGAAGCAGCCCGGGAATGGATGCGACAGGACAATGGCGGGAAGGAAGCGGGAGAAATTGCAGCCGATGGTGCAGTATCGGCTGATAACTTTGTCTGGCACGCTGTTACACGTGCCGTGGGTAATGTTAAAAATCAAGGATGGGAGTTAATCGACCCGATTCGTTAATACTTACAAGATATACTAAGCCGTCTGCTATGAGCGAGGGGCAGACGTTCGAAATGCATACTTACATCGAGGTATCTTAAGCAATGGGGGGTAGGTCACAAGAAGATTGATTCTTTCGCTGTCGGAAAGGGAATCATTACTAGTACTACCAGACGATGAATTAATGTTGACTCGAAGGGCGTATCTACGATAGCAGCATTAATTACAGATTTAATGGACCTGTAATTGATAAGCGTAATACCCATCACAAATAAATCATGATGGGCATTATCTATTGCTTCTGTATTAATAATTATCTCTCTAACGCATTAATAAATGCTCGATGATGATTATTTAAGGCAATGTATCCCTAAGGTTGCCCGTCCTTTTTTTTGCATGTGAAAGTGGATGTTCAATATAAAGCCACGATAGCCAGGATAGTGCGATAGAGAGAGCCAGTGAAAGTAAAAATCTTCCGTAGCCGTCTTCTAGACCGATAATTGAAAAGCGACTCCCAATTCCATTATTCATTAAGGTATGTATAAGATAGAGTGAGAATGATATATTTCCCAGCCATAGTAAAACACTCGGAACATATTTACCAATGACATCCTCCGACAGCACTACGCTGATTAGTATCAAAGCATAAATCCATCCTGAACTAAGTATTCCATGCCCCGTAAACAAACCATGGCTGAAAAAATATGCTGCGGAAACTATGCTAAAAAAGGTAGCGCACGCCATAATCTTAGGAGAGACCCATTTCAGGTAAGGTAGGAGCAAACCAAGCATCATACCTACAATGAACAACCAGATTATTGGATTCGTTATTAGGCCGAGTAATGGATGTGATGTTTTATAACCTTCTGGCTCTAAAATTAATGAGTACCCTAACAATATAGGAAGTATAATTAAACTTATCGCAAAGAAAACCCCACTCCATATCCAACGCTTTGTAAAAAGCAAAGCTACTGAAATGAAAATATAAAACATAACTTCATAATTCAATGTCCATCTTATGCCATACACTCCGTTGTCATCTACATAGAAAGGTGCGTGGTCAGACATAATCGGCATAAAAGTAATTGCACTTATTAAATTAGCTGTTTTGTCTTGATAGTGAAACGTACTCATTGCACCCGTTAGGAAAAAAGTGAACAACAAAATAATGTAGTAGGCAGGTAATATTCGCAATGCTCTTTTTTTCAAAAAACTTAGCATTCCTCTTATTCCCTGAGGGGATCTGGCCGCACTCAGAGTTATGACAAAGCCACTTATAAGAAAGAACAGATCTACACCGGTTGCCCCCCAGCCGAAAAGCTTATCGCCTAAACCTGGATTAACCGCATTGATATTCCACCGGAAGTGAAACAACACGACGCTAAGCGCTGCAAATCCTCTCAACGCCTGTACACCCTTAAAAGAAGAATTAGTCATAAAAATCGAAGATACACATTTCAATGTAATGAAGGAATTGCAATATTACATGTTTTCTCATTTCCTTGCACAGTTAGCTATGACACTACTCTAAAATTCTGATCTATTCAGAAACAGAATTCCGGCATGATAAACACTTTTCTGAACGGATTGTGGCGCTGATGAAAAATCACGATTCAACCAAGAGCTGATTGTTGTTGCCCTCAAGCAGCAGATTTTTTTGGTTTCAGTGCAGCGCAATGTGCTGTTCAGGAGGTTGGGTCGGGTTTTTCAGGCCACTGAATATCTGGCACGGTGATATCCAGCGCATTCAGCGCATCACTGTAACTCAACCAGGCATGCAGGGCTGCAGTCTCTGAATCACTCAGTTTCATACCCACCAGGATTTTTGTCTGCCATACAGAAATGGTCGGGGCGATTTCTGACAGCAACAGCCGCCGCTGATTTTCTGCTATCGCCACCGGGTCCAGTTCTGGCAGTCGCGAAACGCGTGGGCCGTTCTCATCAAATATCCCCACGTAACCAGCAGGAGGATTAAAAAACGCCAGATAGTCAGCCTCACTGATTTCTCTCAGGTCCGCAGGTAGTGAGCCAGCCGCTTTATACGCATCCAGCATACCGTTATCGAGGTAAAATCCCTGCGTGCTGATGCTGTAAAAATATTTCATATCAATACCCCACCACTCTTACATTAAAATACGGGATCCAGCCTGTCTGAACTGCTTTAACGCTGACAGTTAAATATGTTGTCAATAGCCCGGTGCCGTTATCGTTGTCTCTGCATGTTTTTACGTCTGCATTGTATCCGGGGTTTTGATTACCAAACCTGTCACCTATGATATTTGCCAGAGCGACCATAATGCCGTTTGGTAATGCCATCGGCAGGGCTAATTTATAGTAGTGAGTGTAATAAGTCAGACCTCCCACCACTGATGGATTATATGCTCCTACTGGTGCCCCGCCACTTATGAGGAAATCCATTTGATAAATATTGCCAATTTTTATCACGCTGGCGTTTGTTCCTGAGCCGACATAGGTGATACCCAGATTGGACAGCGCAGCGTCTCTGGTTGTCGCCCCGGTCCCTCCCTGTGAAAGTGACAATGCGGTCGTTAGCCCCGACAGGCTTGTGATATCTGAGTTAGCCCCTTTTTTTGCCAGCGATTTCTGGCCGGGAACTGTTACTGGTACACCGTTAGTCGTGATAGTGACGTCACCCGCCCCGTTCATCACGTCAGCGAAGCCGCTCATATTTTTTTGATACAGCGTCAGCGTCTCAGCAATATTCTGCGCCAGTCCGTCAACGCTCAGCGAATCGCTCAGCAGGATGGCGTAAGCGGTACCGGCTGCAATTGCCGGGTTTGCCGCTGGCGTTACGGTGAGTTGGGTTGCGCTGTTGATTGCCGTTATCTGGAATACCTGTACCGGGTTCGCCAGAGTGACCAGGGTGCACCCAACGCGGATCAGTGAGCCTGCCGCTGTAAAGTTCGTGCCAGTACCCGTCAGCGTATTGCCGCTGATGGCTATGGTGCCAGTTGTGTAAATCATATTTTCTCCAGACATAAAAAAACCCGCCGGGGCGGGTTTCATATTTATATGAGTTGGGGTTAGTTAGTCTGTACGAACGCGCCGCCGCCGCGAGCAATAAGCATGGTAGGTGAGAAAATAGTCACCGTGGACGAAACACCCACCTGCGCAGTTAAAGAGATCGAGCAGTTAACGACACGGCTTGTAACCCGCGCGGAAAACATCAAACACACCGTGGTAGTGTTGGTTGATAACACGGAATACGATTTAGTCTGGCCTGCAATGTTAAATGTCGCCGTCGCGGAGCCTGACGAACCTGTCACCCGAAAAACAGCCATCAGTGTGACGTGCTTATCAAGATTGCTGTTGGTGCTGTCCGTGTAAGTGAAAGTGCGTGATACCGAACTGCTGTCCTGTGATGTATCGGCGAATACCTGAGCGTTAGCCACATCGCCAACAAATGCGTCGGCCTGAACGGTGCCCTTAAACGAGCCGCTGGTCGCATTGATTTTCCCGGTAAACTCCCCGTCCGTCGCATAAACAGTCCCACGAACCGTTACGTTGTTGAGTTCAGCATTGCCACTTTTTGGCAAATTCCACCCGACACCATTCGGACCAGAAACGAAATTATTCGACTTCAATGAATCGGTGATTTTCGCGAACTGAATACTGGCATCACGGAAAAACGCATCGTTAATGAAAGTCTGACCGTTCTGAATAACAAACGGCAGCGTGACGGCTGAACCAGCCTGGCTCATAACAGCGAAGCGGTCAGCAAGGAAGATAACCTGTGACTGCATGCCGCCAGGCGTATTCTGCACACCCAGACCCATCCCTGCCGCGTACTGCACGCCGTTCACATCCACGCCAACTTTGACGCTGTACATCGCGTTCAGGTTGCCGTTGATATCCGCTACCGCCTGGGCATTCGTGGTAATTGCCGCAGCCTGGCCGTTTACCGTAACGCTCAGTGAGTTGATTTTCGTTGCAGAGGTCTGCGAAAAATCAGAAATTGTTTTTGCGAAATCCGTGATATTGGCGTTACCGCCAGCCGTGGCATCCAGGGTTTTCAGAGACTCCGCAACGGCGCGGCTTGCATCCACCATCACGTTATCAACGCGCTGAATACCCGCTGCGTTAGCGCCAAACTGAACGCTCATCGTCATCCGTGTGTTGACCTGCGCCAGTGTGTTCTGAATCAGTGCAATCGCCGTGTTTTGCACCCCACCAGCAGCATTAGCCGTTTTCCCTGACAGTTCGTCGAAACGGGATGCGGTAGAACTGTCAAGCGTGGAAACAGCCTGCGTGAGCTGCGTTACGTCAGCGGTATTCTCTTCCGTCTGCGCCGTCAGCGTATCAACCGCCGTGGCGCGGGCCTGCGTCTCGTCAGTAAGCGCCTGCGTGAGTTGCGTTACCTGTGCCGAGTTCTGGTCGGTTTTCGCCTCCAGGCGCGTCACGTCCGTAACGCGGGCCTGTGTTTCGGTGGCGATGACCTCCCGCAACTGGGTGAACGTTGCACTGTTCGCCCCGTTCTGTGCAGATTGCCTGACAACTATGTCAGCGATGGCCAGGGCATTACCAATGATGGCTTCTGCCGTCTGCCGGTTCGCACCCACTGCCGCCGCCAGTTGGTCGGCGTTTTGACTTACCGCCTCTGCCAGTTCAGCAACCTTTTCACTTTTCTCCACGGCATTTTCAATCAGATCCTTGAACAGTTCAGTGTCCTTGATCTGCTCAAGCACGGCATCAGTGATATCAGACACATCAACACTGGCCTGTCCCTTCACCCAGTCGGTGTAACCCGACTCGTTCCCGGTCCTGTCCACCAGTTGTGCGCGGTACCAGAAAATCTGCCCCGCTTTGAGGCCCATCTGCTGATATTTGCGCAGCGGATAAGGCACGTCCGCCAGCAAAAACGCATCATCAGTCGTCCCCGTGGCGCTGTACTGAATTTCCGTTTTCAGCGTGTCGTCCGTGTTCGCAGGGAATCCCCAGTTCAGTTCAATGCCGAAAACCACATTGTCCGATGCCGTGAAACCGACAGGTTTCGGCGGGTTTCCCGTTTTCCCGGTCAGTGTTGTCTCGGTTGAATATCCCCAGCCGGAGGAAATTTCAGCCGCGTTAATAGCCCGCACCCGCGCGAGATAACGTCCGGTGTAAATGGCCGGCACCTCAAACGACGCGGTAGAACTGCGGGGTACGTTCACCCAGTCGCCATCGTTACGCCGCCACTGGGCCTCGTACGAAATAGCGTTTGGTGCCTGGTCCCAACTGACGCGCATTGTCTCCAGGCTGATCCCCTGATTCACAACGGCGTAGCTGGAAATGACGATATTCGAAGGTGCAGACTGATTACCCGGCGGGATGACGCTTACCGGGCGCTGATCGATAACCGCGCCTGTATCGATACGGGCATATTTATCCGGGTCATGTGCGGCACCCACGATGGTGAATGTGCCGTCGTCGTTTTCCGTAACACTGACGACGCGGTATTGCTGGGCATAAAGCGAATCCGACTCAACCACCCACACCGCCTGGGCTTCTGGCGTTGTAGTGAACACCGTCGAAACGGTGACTTTATTACCGCTGACAGCCTGAATGGTGCGGCTTTGTGATGCGCCTGTCGGGAGGTTCACCATGATGCGATCACCCGCTACGGCATCCGGCACACGGTCGAGCGTCAGTACACGACCACTTACCGCGCTGATACGGCCGCCTGTCACTTTTCCGGCCAGGTCCCTGTCACTGACCGCAATGATGTATCCCGGCTGTGGGATGTTCCCGTCAAGACCAACAGAGAAGGTGACCACGCGGTCTTTGTTATTGGTCAGAATGCCCCAGCGCCCTTTGCGGTTCGCTTCCGATTGCCGGGTGCAGCCAATAGCTGTCAGTTCAAGCTGGTTAAAGCCAAAGCGTCTGACCAAATCCTGCTCGAAGACAGGTTCCATTGCGTCGGCGTAGCCGTTCGCCGGGTCGGAGTATGAAACCAGCGCAGTGGTATACCGGGTTTTTGAGGTACTGCTGCTGTAAGTGAATTTACCGTCAAGGGTATTTGCGTTGGTGTAGCTGTAATCGACATCACGCGGCATATCAGCCAGAGCAACAATCTGATTGCCGCCCCAGTACGTCATACCCCGGAAAATAGCCGCAAAATCCCTCATGACTGTGTATGCGTCGTTACGGTCCTGCACATAAACATTGCAGGTGTAGCGAGGCTCCATACCGTCTCCGCCCTTCCCGTCAGGGACAAGCTGATCGCAGTACTGTGCAACCTGGTACAGCATCCACTTATCGATGTTAGCTGCCGTCAGCCTGTCGCCCAACCCAAAACGATCGGTTACCACCAGATCATAAAATATCCACGCCGGGTTATCAGTCCACGCCCACTTAAACGCCCCTGACCATGTACCGCTGTAGGTGCGTGTTTCAGGGTCGTAGGTATCAGGGACGCGGATAACACGCCCGCGGGGCTCGCAGGATATCTGCGGAATGGAGCCGTTAAACTGTCTGGAGTCGAATTCGATATAGAGCAGTGCTGTGTTGGGATAGCGAAGCTTGGCATCGATAACCTCCGTGTAACTCTGGAGCGTCATCGTGTCGCCGATTTTCGCGCTGTTTGCATCTGCCGTAATTTTGCGCAGGCGAACCGTCCACGTTGTGGCACCGGCTGGCAAATTGATGCGATGACTGCGCTCGTAACCGCTTGTCGTTTTGCCGCTGACTGAGGTGTTGATTACCGTCTGGAACGCGCCGCCGTTTGTCTGCAGATCAATGGCGTAATTAATGCTGTAACCCACCAGATCGCCATCATCTTCCTGCCTGAAAATTGACGGCCATTTAAGACGCAGGCGAACGGCAGAAAGCAGTGTATTGGTCAGTGTTCGGGTCCACGGCGAAGTGCTGGAAACAACCACACTGCCCAGGCTGATTTCATTTTCACTACCGGGCATCCCCTGAATATAGGTCTGTGGCTGCGTACCAGAGCGAAATTCCCAGGCCACACCGCTGAAATTTGACGAACCGTCAGCATTCAGCAGCGGCGTACCGTCCAGAAAAATAGATTGCCCTGTTAGGCCGCCGGAAAATTCGCCCTCACCCAGCGCCAGCAGGATTTTTGCTTTCGCTACCGACTGGAGATCGTCGGGCTGTTCTGTCGGCGAACGGGGAGATGAAGATCCGCCCTTTCGCCCCTGAATTTTCTTATTTGCCATATTTTGCCCATAAAAAAACCGCCAGTCGGCGGTTATTAAATTGAGGTGTTTTTATTGCTGGTCTTCAACGTAAATTCCTGCGGAAATGATTGCTCCACCGATGCGGCGCTTGCCGTACAACAGAGGTACAGGATAACCCTGCGTGGCTGTATTTGTCACACTGCCGAACGCATAGGAAGCACGGTTATCGGCATCCTGTTTGCTGGTGAGCCCGGCAGGCTGAGGTGAAAGCATTTGGATTACGCCCCCTGCAGCTAAAGAAACACCGGTTGCTACTAAGTAATATTGTTGAGTTACGGCCCCCACAACAACCAAAGCAGCTCCCAGAATAGTTTGTAACAACCCTGCTTTTTTACTTCCTATAATTACCGGAACAATACGAATTATCTCTTCATTAACTGGAAAACCGAGATCATCTTCTTTAATATTCTTTTTCCCTCGGAATACTGCATAAGTTAATCCACGGCGTTTACTGGAAAGCATGAATTGCTCAAAGCCTTTAATGGTAGCGGCCAAAGCACGTGGCGCCTCATGAATAGTACTAATTAAACGATGATGTGTTTTACCAAAATATTTACCAAGCAAACCACCCAATTCTATCTGCGTCATTATTTCTTGCATTTTTATCTCCAAAATAAAAAACCCACCTTACGATGGGTTAACATTCTGCGAAATTAACTAAAAAGCAGTAGGGTGTATACCAAAGTCACCATTCGTACCGTAACCAATGCGATACATCAAAGTTTTTGTTTCGGTAACCTTCCCAGACTGTTCACTCATTCCACCTCCGCAAATACCTTTTGGCCAAGCGCTAAAAATATGTTCGCCAACAGGCGGATATACAACTACCTTTTGAGCGGTATCTAAGTCCGCAATCTCTTTACCATCAACATAGACCCTGCTCATACAGGCGCTCCCCATAAAACCTGAGTCGCGTTTAATAATTACCTTCCCTGTTCCAGTCTTTGGAGATAATAAAGATGAATCGATAATTTGCTTTGATGGAGCGTCTTTTGCCTGATCATTCGCAACAGGTTTAGTTGCACAACCAGCAAGCATAATAGCTGCCAATATTGGTAATAACTTAATCACATCCCTATTCCCATAAGTAATAGAAAGGACCAATCCTACCAGTGAAAAAAGGTATCGCAACGGTGAATAGCATTTTTATTGGTGAAGTTAACGAAAAAAATCACGCTTAAGCAGTCTGTAATTTATCTTTATAGCGTAAAATTTTCATCGTTCTTTCCTGCCAGTAGCCACCGTACGGTACCCGCTGGCTTAGGTGTCCGTACAGATGGTGAAGCAGCATGTTGCCTTCCAGCAATACTCCGGCGTGGTTCCACTTATTGGCCTGCACCTGAATGATCAGCACGTCGCCGGGTGCTGGCGTACCGGTAACCTCCCTGAAACCGCAGGCGTACCAGTTGTCCTGGTAGAGATTGTCTGGGTACTGGTCCTCCCACCACGGATAATCAACGCGGTAATCCGGCAGTTCAATACCATACGTTTGCCGATAATAGGATATTACCAGCCCCCAGCAATCGTAAACCCCCAGCACAAAAGGACGCTCCAGCAGTGGTAATTCGCCGCGCGGGTTGATTGTGCGAAGGTCACCTTCCGGCCAACTGACGATGTGCCAGGGCACCGCCATCAAATCGCATTGCGCCTTATCCAGTTCGCTGGGCTGCGTCGTTGCGTCAGGATGGCTATGCACGATAGCCGTTACCGTTCCCCAGTCTTCGGCGGCGGCGTAGTCTTCCGGGCAAAGGACAAAATTGTCCTCCGGCGCCACGGCAAGATTCCGACACGGGAAATACCGCTCAATGCGGCTTTTCTGTGCCACCACACCACAACATTCACGAGGATATTCAGCGGCGGCATGCGCCATGATGGCATCTATGGTTTTCTGACGCATATCAGCTCCTGATGAGTGACGTGCCGGGGAATCCGCCAAAAGAAAGTTCGTTATTTTCCCCGAAACGAAGTTTGCAGGCGGTCAGGGTGCCGTTGCACTGGTCCAGTGAAGGATCTGCCACCGGGTTATTGTTTTTGTCGAAGTAGTTCGTGCCTGCATAGTCACAGCCATCACCGCTGCGGTACTTACCACGAATACACCAGGAGCAGAGAGAATGAAGCTGACGGGTCGGGATCATTACCCCCTGCAGGTCCATCGGGCTGGTTAGCCGAAACTCGATAGCCTCTGATGTTTCGGTATTTTTCCCGTCGATATACCAGACCTGCAACTTTTCCTGAGTGGGATCTGCCGTGGCATTGCCGGAAGGGAAATTACGCGCATCCAGATACTGCGCCAGCGTGTCGTGTATCGTTACCGTCGCTTTCAACAGGTCGTCATATGCAAGGCACAACGCAGTGATGGAGCCGTCAAGGTTCGCCACTGTCAGTTTTGGCGTGGCGCCACTGCCGGTAGTCGATTTTTCCAGTCCGTTAATCTGGCAGGGCCAGGCTTTATATTCGTTACCCTGCCACCAGATGGATTTAGCCGGAAGCGTTGATTCATCACTACCTGCTGCAGTTATTTCTGCCGGGGTATGCGCAATATTGTGGCTATGGAATCGTAGCACTGCCCCCACGCCAAAAGAGGTACCATCAACTTCAAAAAGCCGGATTTCATTTCCCGGCTCCAGTTTTTGATAATCATTATTCAGACTCATGGTGCAAACGCCTGTTCAAAGGTTGCAGTGATGGTAATTAGTTTTTTACTTTTAACGATGAGTTGCAGGCTGTCAGCCTGAACACGCCATAACGCAAGTTCCCCATAGGGGGGCTGAAAAGAAAATGATTTTGTTTTATGGCTCCGGAGAAATGCATAAATTTCAAGTGCAGTATCTTTATTCCCTGTATAGGAAAATGCGTAATTCAGGGTCTCCGAATTAAGCCCATTTCCACTTACCTGCGTATAACCGTCACCAAACTGAACCTTACGGATATTATCTTTGACGGTGACAGCAGGCTGTCCCGATGCCTGAATTTTCCAGGCAAACGCATCAATAGCCATATTTACCTCGTTTTGGTCAGAGCCCAAATCATTCCACCCGGTCGGGATTCTCTTTCAATGCCTTCCCGAATAGATTTGTCGACAACCTGCTGATAAGCCCGACCAAGCGCACCAGCATTTGCCGAACCCTGTTGACCCTGAGAGGATTGTGGCGTCGTGACAGATACGGGCGCATAGACGCTGACGCCAGTCTGCATACTGCCCGATGTGGCATTCCCGACGAATCCGCCAGAGGCATACCCTCGCATCAGGCGATAAAGGTTTCCCACGCCGAGGCGAGCAGTAGATTCTTTGGTGAAGACAAATTCGCCGCCATGAACAACCCCTTTTGGCTCGAATTTACCGCCGGGTCCGGTATAACCGCCGCCGTCGTATTCAGGGATATAGCCGCCTTTCCAGGCCTGTACCGGGCCAACAAAGCTGGGACTACCTATTCCACCGCCCTGCGGGCCATCGAAAGAGCCAGCAACCCACCCCATGGCTTTCTGAACGGCCCAGGCCACCAGCAACTGATTAATGATTTGAATTATCGATTTGAGGATGGAAACGGTGAAACTTTTGAAGGAAGTCTTCCCGGTGGTCACCAGTTCAGTCAGCATATCGCTCATGCCGCCAAGTGCACTGGATGCGGCATTCTGCATGGCAGAATATACGTTTGTTGCTGAATCCAGATACTCGGCGAACCCTTTCTTAGCGCCGCTGAGCCAGTCACCGCGAAGACTGTCCTCAGCGGCGTAATACTGATTTAATGCGGCGAGTTCACGCTGATAATCGACGTCAGTCGTCTTGCCCCCGGCATTTTCCCATCCGCTCCTGAGTTGTGCATACGCAAGGTTTCGCCCGGCGGCGCGGTCGCTTAATGTCGCAGAATCGGTTAAGGCCGACTGCTTCGCTGACATCTGATTGGCGTATTTCGTCGCGGTATCCATCCGCTTGTTAAGCTGTTCCTGTGCGGTGATCTGGTCGCCTAAAAGGGCTTTTTGCTGTGCAAGGGCAAGAATGCGCGCTTTGTTTGCCAGCAGCGATTCTTCCTCTTTTGACAGCTTGCGCTGGCCTGCCGCCTCTTCCAGCACAGAGAACTGAGCCTCGGTTTTCCAAAGGTCTTTACGCTGCTGACTGATGACGTCATTTAATCCGGTGTGCTGCTGCAGCACTTTAAGCTGTGCCTGCAGGGCGATAAGTTCAGCCGCTTCCCTGTCGCTTGCTTTGTCACCTGCCGGAACCGTTGTTTTTGGGGTTTTGGGATCCTTATATTTTTCATTGATCGCGGCGGTTAGCTTATTGAACTTGTCCTGTGTGATAAGCCCCTGTTCAAGTTGCCGCTGATATTTCGTCTGCAGGTCGTTACGGATCTGAGCGTTTGTCCTGGCTGATTCCAGAAATTTATCAGCTTCAATATTTGCCGAGACCTGTTGCCGGTTTAATTCAGCAGTAGCATTGCGTTGCTGTTCCTTAATCACAGCAAGATGGTTTTCTTTCTCAATCTGGTTATCTAAAGCTTGCTGGCGTTCTTTATTCCCCTGGGCCATAGTGTCGTTGATACCATCAACCACTACCGAGCCTGTGCCGGGGGTGAATTGAGGTAGTTTTACTGTTGTTGCACTATCCGCAACGTTATCCGACCAGAATTTATAATTTTTTAGTTTATCGATCAGCCCCTGCCAGTAGTTCGCAAGCTCATCGAGGCTGGATTTAGAGTTATCTTTAAAATTCCTCTGGCTTTCACTGAGAGAATCAATGATGAGTTTGGAGGCTCCGGCCTTATCGCCTAAATCAACCATATGTTTAACCTGCTCATAAAGAGCGAGATTAGCGAAGTTGTATTGCTGGTTGATGTCTACAAAGGCTTTTAAGGGGTCCTGAGGAATTTTTGAAAGCTCATTCACCAGATTTTTAACACTCTCGCCAGTAGTACTGGACATAATGAGTGCTGTCTCGCTGACCTGCTTTATCTGGTTTGTTGTCAGGCCGATGCTGGTTGCCTGCGCTACGGCGGCGGCGGACGATTTGCTCACGTCAGCATTTTTGGCGACCTGAGCAGCCACTCGAGCCAGGCTGTCAGCGGTCTGCCCGCTGACATTTCCCGTCTTGGCAAGAGACTGACTAAATGCCTCTGATTGTTGTCGCGCCTGATACCAGTTATAAATCAACGCACCAACACCAACGGCAAGAGTACCGACGCCGAGTGTGACTGGGTTAATCATTCCAGCCATTGTGCGAAGATAAGAACTGACACCTATAAGTGCTCCTCGGGTGGAGCCAAACTGGTCTTTAATCTGCCCACCCTGCTGGAGCAGAATCAGAAATGGAGACTGGCCGCCAGCCAGTTGCGTCGCAATATCAGTAAATTGCGCGGGCAGGCTGCGCATAGCGGCATTGTACTGGCCAATCGAAATTCCCGCTTTTTTTGCAGCAATTTCCTGACGACTGAATGCGCTCTGTACTTCCAGTGCCGCATCGTTTGCCGCAGACCCGATCCCTTCCAGCCCCCGTTTGACGTAGTTATACCGCTCGGTAAATTTAGCGTCGTTTAAATCCAGATTGACAATGAGATCACCCACCGCCTGGGCCATAACGTATTCCTCCTGTAATGCCTTCGGCGGCCAGCATCATGGCCTCGTCGGACGTTTCGGTGTCCGGTTCCGGACGTGTCTGGGGATTGAGCAGGCTGAAATCTGCGGGAGTGAGCCCGTGGTCTTTGCACACAATATTGGTGATGTGGTGGCTAAGGCATGAGAAATGGGTATCGATCAGGTCCGTCTGAAAATACTCGACGTCGTAAAATTGCTCCCATTCGCTCAGTTCGGTGCAGGACATCTGCGCCATCATCACACGCCAGTCAGGTCTGCGGAACTCACGGGCAAGTTTAAGGGCGAAGTTCAGGGCTGCGGCGTAAGCTTTTCCGGGGTCTGTTCCTCTTTTTCAACGGCGTCCTCGTCACCCACTGCGGACGCAACGGGCAACATTCCGGACAGGTTACGGACAATGAAATCCGCTTCGGAGATAGCAGGCAAAGGCCAGCCAGAAAGAACTTCCTGATGCAGTTCTTCAACGGATGGCCCCTTTAATCCTGCTTTTTGCCACAGTGACATGGCGACGATCCGCGCGCTAATCTTCACATTAATGGCTGTCACAATCCCTGCGAGCGTTTCCTCGCTCATTTCAGTGGTGTCAGCAGGCACCCACTTGTTCAGCTCAGCAATGTAGCCGATGAACTCAATGCGCTGCAGCGCTGATAATTCATAAAGCGTGATGGTTTCGCCGTTGTATTCCAGCGGCTCAGTTTTGAGGAACATGAATGACTCCGATCAGGATACGGTGATTTTGCTGACAGCCGCGAACGAGCCGTCATTCGTAATCGCGAGAATTTCGGCAATCCCGGCTGCAACACCCGTGACGGTAACAACACTACCGGCCACGCTGACTGTCGCTTTTGACGGGTCGGATGACGCCAGGCGGAATGATTTATCGGTCGCACTGGCAGGCAGAACGGACAGGTTCAGGGTTGTGGTTGCCCCCACGGCCACAGCCGCTGTCGATTTATCAAACGACGCTCCGGTAACAGCAATAACGGGTGTGGCTGTGTCTTCTGCCAGTGAGGGTTTCCCGCTGTTAGTGACCTTGACCGTGCGGGTAATGTTTTCTTTGTTCGTCACGGCTTTACCCAGGCTGCTGACCCAGCCAGAAAACACATCCACCGTTCCATTAGGGTATTTGATGCGGTACGTGCGGTTTGAGCCGTCTTCAAACCACTGCACCAGCGCAATTTGTCCCTGCTCGCCGGGTTTCCAGGCCAGGGTAAAAGACGTGTCACCCGCAGATTTCTGCCCCTGCCCGGTAGCAGTCCAGTCGGCATTGGCATCATCAATATACGTGTCGTCAAATGAATCTGCCGTCAGTTCGCCGGGCGTCAGTTCCTTGACCTGAGCCAGCCGCGTCCAGTCGGTATCGACCAGCGGATTCGCTGTGCCTGAACCGGTGTACAACCAGAGTGTTGTCCCGGCACCTTTAACGGGTGCCTGCGGATTAGGTGTTGCCATAGTTGCCTCACATTTCGTAAGTAATGGTGTATTTAAGGTCTGCAGAGCCCCACAGCGCGAGAACGTCATCCCGCTGGTAGTCATATCCCTGAATATTCATCAGCGTCAGCAGCTCTCGTAGCGCCGGGATGTCATTCAGCGCAGGGAAAATACGCGTCCCGACCCATTCATCAAGTTCAGAATCAGGGGCCTGGGCCGGAAGAAACACTTCGATATGCAGTACGGCCTGCCACAGTTCGACGTCCACTTCCTCGCCTGTTGGCGCTGCATCTGTCAGATACACCGCAATTGCAGGAAAATCAGTTTCCTCGAAAACGGCAGGCCGTCCGTCGAAATACAGGGCTGCGTCACCGATTTCTGCCTCAAGGGCATCGATAACAGCCAGCCGGATGTCACTGTTTTTCATCGTGTCAAAATTAACCTGAGTTGATTTTTGAGGGTTGCCTGCAACTCTTTTGGTAAATCGGACTCCATAAGCTTCGGCAGTTCTTTCCTGAATGCGGTCGTCAGGGGGGCGGCAAGTGGGATGCTGACAACCTCTATGGGGTAACGCGGTTTTGCCGTTCTGCGTAACACGTGCCAGCGCCCGTTCTTAAGCTGCTGGATAAAGGCATTGGGGAACCGGAATGCACCAATGCGCAGCACGCTGTTTGCCCCCTGTCTGTCTCGTTTGCGCCGCGACAGCCTGACGCTGGCAACACCCAGTTTGATGGCGGGCAAATTCCCGCGATTCACACGGATAGTTGCCACCGGTTTTGATACGCTGGCTTTTTTAACCCGGGCGCGCTGATTAACCAGTTTGCGCGGCACGCGGGTATCAGCAGCGACAACTTTCACGCTCCTGGATACGCCACGTGTGGCGATTCGGTTGATGGCCTGGGAAGATGCGCGGGACACCGCGGTTTTACTGATGGCGTTTAGATTGGCTATTGCCTGTTCAAGGCCTTTGACGGACATTTGCTCCCTCCCTGCCAGCACGGCGGGATGTTGCAGGCGGCTCACCGCTACCGAGCCAGATATGACATGAACCGCAATCATCAGGACCGATACGATCAACCCAGTACTGCTGACTGTTGATACTCAACGTATCAAGACGCATGAGCCCGTGCAGCGCTGACGTTTTCACAAAAAAGGAGGGACTGGATCCCTCCACACGGATACCCGCGCCTGCATAGCCAATATTTTCAGGATCGTCGAAGACACCCTTTAAAATATCGCCCTGCTGAGCGCCCGATGTGACGACGGCGTCGGTCCCCATCGTGCTGCGCACAGTGTCATCAGCACGCGCCATTGCGGTATCAAAGATATTATCGAAATCAGCCACACCGCCCCCTGTTCACTCAATAGTAGCGAGTCCGCTCCGGTCCAGGTCGGCGGCGATATCCTGTGTCACGCGGACCGTTACACCTGCTTCGGCAATCGCCACCAGCTCATTTGATGTCTCATGCAAGGCATTGATATGCAGGGTCACCAGCGCTTTAACAGTCACCAGATCTGCAATATCCTGCACAGCAAGGCCGGGCTCTTTCGTGACAGGGGCGGTATTAATACTGATGGCATCCACTGTTCCACCAGTAACCACATCTGGCCCCGGCAGCCCATCGTCATCATTAAGTTCCTCTTCAAGCTCGGCGATTCGAAGTGCCATTTCTTCGTTTGAGCCTGACAGATTCACTTCCCGCCCCAGTTCAGCGCCAAGCGCTTTCAGGCGTGCAATCAGGTCTTCTTTTTTTGACATCGGGATGACTCCATAAAAGAAACGGCCCCGAAGGGCCGGTATCAGGCAAGTTTCACAGAAACAAACGCATCCGGGTCTGCCAGCAGCATCAGCGGCGCTGACTGGATCATGGTGAACTCGCGCGCCGGATCACCCGTTTGAACCCAGTTTTTCGGATAACGGGTGGAAGCATTAATGCCTTCCCGCTGGGCATCCACATCCTGAATACAGCCGTAGGTTCGCAGACCGCGGGCCTGGGTGTTGCCCAGAACCATGGTAAAATCCGGCAGGTAGCTCTTTTTAACATTGTCCTCAACGTATTGCCCGGCATACACCACAATGGCAACATCACCATACATGCCCTTGTAAGACACCGCTTCGCCAAGGTCTTTCAGCGCTGTTTCCAGCTCGGAGTTTGACCCGCGACGGGTATCCAGCCGTTCGCGGACGAGTTTAAATGACCGGAAGAGTGACCAGGCTTTCGGGTCAAAGACAATGATGTTGACCACACCACTGGCATTCAGCGCGTAGGCTTCAATATCATCAGTCGGGTCGTATGTCTCCTTGTCGCGGGTGGACCATGCCGCCGCGCCCGCCTGGATAATGTTATTTGCGGTGCTGCGGCCCATATCCACCTCAACCGGTTCGAAAGCTTCGCCCGTCATGGTGTATTTGCCGCTCAGCACCGCCGCAACGGCCTGTTTTTCTTCCACCTGTGCAATCGCCAGCTCTTCATCTTTCATATTCTGCAGAATGATACGACGGCGACGGTAGGCAGGGTCAGCGAGGTTCTGCGGGTCTTCATCAGGCAGACGGCGCAGGGTCATCTGTGGGTTAACTTCATGTTTTGGTTTGACATACCCGGGGGTAAATTCGGATGTTGCGCCACCGCGTGAACGGATGACCTTGCCGGAGACAATCGGCGACACGTAAAGCGCCATATTCACCAGGCCCGGGATTTGGGAGAGATACACTTTTTCGGTGGTGAACGGAAAGCTTTCGCGGAAAAAGATCCGCAGGAACAGCGGATCAAACTTGAATTTCTTCTCATTGACCGCCAGCAGTTGAGCAGTAGTGTAGATGGACATAGATTTTTCCCGAAAAAAAAGCCGCGTCTGCGGCCCTTATGGTTGGTGAGTGCTGTTCAGGCGAGGGTTAAATGATACTGATCGCCGTACCCGCAAAAGCATTACGTTTGATGTTTTCATCCGTGACAGCGGTCGGCCAGAGCACATCCTCATAGCGGAAGGAACCTGACTTGTAATAGCAAAGCTCAGTACTGTTCTGATCCGCGGCAATCGCCAGGACGCCGGTTGCCGCGCCCGCATGTGCACCATCCCACACCGCCAGTTTTCCGGAAGTCGCATCCAGCATCAGCGGTGTCATCGCAGGGGTTGCAGCGGCCAGTTCGCCAGGGGCATAACCGGTATGCGCCGGATCACTGTTGCCGAGCGGCTGAACGTGTTCAAAGTTTTCAGTAATAGCCATGAGAGCCTCTTATACGGGGGTGTTTAACAAATCATCACCAGCTTCATCTGACGCGTAGCCAGCGGAAAGCGCACCTGGTGATGTCGCCATAAGTTGATCGAGCGCGGTGTCAGAGCGCATCTGGGCGCTTTGTGGGGCTGTCGCGAGAATGCGCCGTGCGGCGTCAACGGTCATGCCCGGCGTTTCGGCCAGTGCGCGGGCAGTGGAATCACGGCCTTTCGCTTCTTCGCAGTTGAGAATGCCCATAATTCGGGCATTTTCGTCCAAAACCGCGGCGGCAATCTCTGCGCTGATATCGACAGACGCCGTGGTGGCTGTAGTACTGATCGTTTCAGGCGTGGCCACCGTTGTGGCACTACTCACCGTTGCAGTATCTGAGGTGCTGGCCGCCTGTGCCGGAAGTGCTGCTGCAGATGCAGTGGTTGAAGACATGTTGACTCCTGAGAAAGTGACTTTTCGTTTATCGAGTGCCTCGCGCATGACGCCCAGCGCATCGATATTGTTGACGAGTTCGTCAGCCAGACCCTGTTCAACGGATTCCTGCCCGGTAAATACCGCAGCTTCTGTATCCAGAATGGCCTGAACTGACACCCCCATATACCCGGCGACCTTTTCAGCAAATAACTGACGTGTGGCATCGATTTTCGACTGGAAATCGTCCCGGACGGCCTTCGGGATTTTGCCGTAAGGGTTGCCGTCGACTTTATGGGCACCGCTGTAAATCAGCGTGACCTCAACGCCATTAGTCTTAAGTGCTTCGCCGTAATTGCTGTGCGCCATCATCACGCCAACTGACCCCGTTCTGGCAGTCTGGGTGACCAGCCGTCGCGATGCAGCACTGGCAATCAGTTGCCCTGCACTGCAGTTCATATCATTAGCCAGCGCCCAGACAGGTTTAATATCCCGGACGCGGGCGATGATGTCGGCACAATCAAACGCACCGGCCACCGTGCCGCCGGGTGTATCAAGATCCAGCAAAATACCGTCGACGCCCGGATCACTCATGGCCTGCTGAAGACGGGCAACAATGCCGTTGTACCCCGTCATGCCTGAGTAAGGCTGCAGGGAACGGGTTTTGCTGACGAGCGTGCCCGATACAGGGAGCACGGCAATACCGTTTGTGACCTGGTAGGACCGCACGGGGCGAGGCTCTGCATCCTCGTCATCACCGAAAAGAGCCAGAGGCTCAGCCATTTGCCCGGCATCCAGGCTTATCCCGGAGACAGCGTCCGTCAGGCGGGTGATCCCCATCTGGCCCGCGAGCGCGCAAAAGAAAACCCGCGCGTAGGCGGGTTCCAGTAAAAGCGGCTCATTGAAAGCCATGCTGGCGATATGCGGGAGATTACGCAGCTCTGGCGTCATTGGTCTCCTCCTTCGTGTTGTTTTTCAGCCCTGATTCAAATGCAGCGGCAGCCCATGCGGGAGGCTTAAGGCCTGCAGCCCGCCGTTCAAGAGATTCACGCACCTGCTGGGCGAATATCTCCTGATAATCTTCACCGCGTTTCGCGCACTCTTTTTCGTAAGTGCTTAACCCGGCTTCAATCAGCATCACCGCTTCCTGAACCTCCTTAAGACCATCAATGGCCATACGGCCGGAGCCGATCCACTCACAGTTTCCCCATGAGCTCCTTGCTTCCTGAAAACTGAACCGGGCTTTTGACGGCAACGTCACAACACGCCGTGCGACCGCCTCTTCAAGCCAGCACAGGAACATCTGGCAGGCCTGACGCGAGGCAACAAACTTACGGCGCCCCATAAAATAGGCCCAGGCCTCATTAGCACTGGCGCGCGCCGTCGAATAGCTCATCTGCGAGTAGTTGCGTGAAAGCTGCTCATAAGACACCCCGAGCCCGGCGGCGATGTAACGCAGCAATGACTGCTCAAATGTTGAATAGCCGTTATCCGTGTCCTGGGCAGCCTGGAGATTCAGCGAATCGCCGGGCATCAGATGCGGAACCTTCGCCCCGCCGAGACGAACCGGCGCAGCGGAATAGTAGGAGGCTATCTCGCCAATCCACCCGGTCAGCTTATTCTGCTGCGAACCATCGGCACCGAGGATAAAATCCATCGCCTGTTGGGTGTCCAGTTCACTCTCGATGGTTGCGGCGTACATGGCTTTGACGATGGCGCTTTGCAACTGGGTATTCTGCAGCGTATCGAGCATTTTCATCTGTTCCATGACGCTGTAGAACACATTGGCACCGCGTGTCTGACCATCTTCCATGGGTTCAAATACATGAATAAACGATGCCCGGCCCCCCGGCAGTTCGCGGGGGATATATGTCCACTTTTGTGGCATCCAGCCGGGATAGCCATCCTCACTGACGTAGTAACCCACCGCCGCACCGTTATTGTCGACCGAGACCCCGGCGCGGCAGTTGCGGGTGTCTCCCGTGTTACCCGGATTGCTGATGCGCTTCGGGCTGACCATCTTGAACTGGGTGCGGAACAGGCGGGAGGCGCCAGTGTCCCATGTCGGTTGCGTGCACAATTCGCCGTTAAAGGCATGCATGGCAACCCCTTCACGGATCATCATGGTGAAGGTGCGCTTTCGCTCCACATCGACGTAACAGTTATCGTCCTCCGCAAACTCTTTCCAGGCCGCCTCCACCTCGCGGGAGAATGCCCGTGACTCCTCTTCCGCGATGCCTAAAAAACGCCAGCTCGGGCGGTGGCTGAGACGGAAAAAAGACCCGACGATGTGATCCTGATGGAGCTGAACGGCATTTGCGGCGTATCCATTGTTACGCACCAGGTCATCGGCGCGGGCGTTTCCCCTGGCAAAATTGGGCAGCAACGCAGCATCGGCACTTTCTGTGGGTGGGTTCCAGGCGCGAAGCTGCCCGCCAAAACCGCCCGCACCACCGTGATACCCGGCATATTCGCGAAGCGACGTTGTACCATCCGGCCCTACTAATGCTGGCATTTTCATACATAAAACCCTGCCGGTCCCCGGCGCCGTGAAGTGGCGCCGACCTGAGATTCCAGGTCGGCAATGTATTTTTTAAGGTCTGCAACCGACGTGGCAGTGAACTCCACCCGGCGGCCATCTTTCTGCACGGTTGCCACCCGCTTCCCGGTCATCAGGTCATGCAGTGCAGCGCGGGCGGCATCCAGATCAGCCTGTGTCGCCATTATTCTTCTCCAGATAATGCCCGGCCATAGTCCGCCAGGGTTTTGTCAGGTTTCTTGCACCCCTGCTCTTCAAGCAGGCTCGCAAGCAGTGAATCCAGGTTGAGTTGCCAGCGGGAAATACTGATACGCAGCGCTGCAAGGGCATAAACAAAGCAGTCGAGCGCCTCGTTTCGCCGCTTTTTACTGTCCCAAAGAATTTTTCGTTCACCCGCAACCCATTTTTCCACGAGTTCTTCAGCGGTTAGCTGCTGCGCCTCAGCAAGATCATAGACCTCAGGATTGTGAGGAAAGTGAACTGCCCCGGGAAGGGGAACGTTATCTTCGGGTATGAGAGAGAACCGGTTATAAATCTGCTCTTTCGCGGTATCAGTACCCACTTCTGTAAGATAAACGCCGTTTTTGTTGCGTTTACGTGGCATATTCGCGACTGGCTTACCATAAACCGATGCCCCTTTAATCGGGATCACCCGAAAAAGCCCATGTTTTTTGGAACGGTTATACACAATCGTGGGATCAATACCCCCGATATCCCAGCAGACGCGGGATATCGACATTTCAACGCCATTCTGGCGTGAGTAACGCTTATCGATCGCCTCATCCACCCTGAGAAGGGTGGCTTCATCGTCATGGCGTCCCATAATGATCTGCCTGTCGATAAGCCAGCTTTCTTCACCCGGCCCCCATCCCCAGACACGCATCTCATAACGGTCCAGTTGGGAGTCAATACCGGCAGTAAGGTAAGCGACACGCTCAGGTACCGCAGCGGTGAAATGCTCCTTACGTTCAGCCAGTAAATCGGCATCAGGCCGTTCACCAATTTTTGCTTCCCAGGTTTCACCCAGCGTCGTATTGACGAAGGTTTTTCGCTTCCCGGTGTCCCCTTTTGTTTTGATCCAGTCCTTAACGATTTGTACCCACGTAGTGAAGGGGCTGTACGCGGTCCAGATATGAAACGTCACGCTATCCGGCGGATCGATCTCCGAACCTGATGAAGAGAACCAGCTCAGCCCGTCACGTGTCCAGATGCCCGTGGAATCACAAATGTACCGGGCATCAGTAAAAACCAGTTCCTGCTGCCGGATAACGCAGGCGTTATGTTCACAGAGATAAAACACACTGGAAGGCTCGCCAGGTGTCCACTTAAATCCGAAGGGTGTTTCCTTATCGCCAAACTTTAAATACTGCTCTTCCCCACAATGCGGACAGGCAACGTGAAATCGCATGAAGTGTTCTGACTCGCTGGCGGCACGCTCTATCTGGCAGGTTCCTCTGACCTTTGGTGTTGAACCGCGAATAGATTTGGGCCAGACAGATCCTTCAATACGCTTGTCCCCGAGGAAGGTGGGAGAACCTTCTTTCTCAATATCTTCATCAAACGCGGCCAGTTCATCATACCCGGCAACATCCACCGATTTTTCACGGTAGTTTTTCGCCGCTTTCCCCCCGAGGCACCAGAATCCGCGACCATTCGAAAAGCGCTTCATGCTGAGTGTGTTATCCCTGTGCTTTTTGCCGTACCACGGTGCCAGCGAGAGTAGTTTCGGAATATCACGAATCGTCGGCTCAACATGCGACTTCATGAAGTTCTCTGCATCGCCGTCGGTAGGCAACCAGATCAGGGAATTGCGCTGCTTATGTTCGATGAAATAGGCGTACACACCCAGGAGCATTTTGGAATAGCCAACGCGGGCAGATTTAACGACATTGACCTCGCGAATATAGTCATTGCCCATAGCATTCATGATCGCCCGCTGAAAAGGCAGGGTCTCCCAGCGCCCTTCCTGGTATGCGGACTCTTTGGGAAGGTAATAGTTATTATCAGCCCATTCTACAGCTGTCTGCGGTTCCGGTCGGTGCAGTGAGCGAAGCCCCGCGCGTGCCGAGTGCTGTAATCCCTTAACCTGACTGTTCGATGTATTCACTCAGCAACCCCGGTATCATTTCATCGAGCGCAGCTGCTTTGTTCATGGCTTTGATTATGTCCTTCCTGAGGAAATCAATGTGGCGGTTCTCCAGTTCCGGGAAACGCCGCTGAACCGACAGAGGGATCCCGTCCAGGATACTGGCAATTTCACCGGCTATCCGCGACAGCACGAACGTGCAGAATGCGGTCTCAACCACCTCAGCGGTATCTTTTGCATTTTTAAGTTCCTGAGCATCTGCCTGTGCGCGTGTCAGGCGATAACGCTCATATTCCGTTGTGCCGGGTTTGAGATCGGCTTCTTCCGCTCTGCGAAGATCCTCAACTTCCCTGCGAAGTTTCTCGTTTTCAATCCCGGCATCACGGGCGGAAAACCAGGCGATTGCAACGGCAGAATCATATTTCACTTCATTGCCTTTGCCGCCACCGCTGGCAACAGGCATGCCCTGCTCTTGCCAGTTCTGGATTGTTCTGACACTGACCGCAAATATGTCGGCGAGCTGTTTTTTCGTCACCTCCATATGCCACTCCGGGATAAAAGGGGTAAGGAAGCGTTAGCGTGATATTTGCGGAAAAATCGCCACTCCCATTTCCGTTCTAAAAAGATGAATTTGCTGATACCAAAAGGCCCGGAGGCAGAAGAAGAACGGAAACGACAAAAACCGGGAAAATCTCATAAATAGCGAAATCCTGCGAGTCTGCCGCCCCGTAGCCTGTCGGATCGCCGGAAAGGACCCATTAAATGATAATAAATATCATTTGCATGAAGAGGTATTTTGACGTTCAAACGGAGGTGTTCAGGTTCTGGTGCGGAAGGCGTACAGCACACCACCCGGTTTGATCGAATTAGCAACAGCATCACTCACAGCCTTGTTAATGCTTTCTGTAATGCCAATAAAAAAGGCCGCCTAAGCAGCCTTTTGTACTTTACATAAGCTTTATTTTTACTTGATAACCCTCAAGGCCAGACATGGTCTCATTCGGGATAAACTCGATCTCAGAAACCTCTTTGCCTGTTTTTTTGCGCAGCTCAGCAATTTTTTTAGTAATAAGAGCAGAAATTTCTTCCTCAGCTTTACGCTCCAGTTCTTCGTGTTTCATGCACGATCTCCTTTTCCACATAACCTTTTATAAATCATAGGTTATCTTCTCAGAACGCGCTCAGGAATCATCATCCTGGATATTTCCTAAAGAAGCCTGTTAGCTGCACTAACTATCTCTTCTGACGAGAGTTCTCTGTCAGAAGCAACATAAATTTCAGTTTGATCGCCCGTAACCGAGTAACTCCCTACACGCATAATCTTGAGATGGATTTCTTCACCATTTGGATAATTTCGCAGGATAGTTGTCACAGCTTTAATGGTTTCTACCACAACAACTGGCTGAGCATTGAAGAACACCAATACCTTTCTCATTTTATACCTTGCTACAGGTCTGCTGCATGTAATTGAGCATCTGATACATATCATCAGAAAAGGCCGCACAAACTCAGTGCGGCCTTGGTTAGTGTTAGCCGGGCAAGATGCATCCTGCATCCCTGGAGCCACCCAAAAGGAGACAGGAAATCTGGCCGGGAGAACAGGCTCTGCCCTTTGGTGTTGGCTTTACTGACAGAACCATCATTGAGACTATGGCATTAATAGGAATTAGCAAATTTTATTTATCAAACCAATCGTCAAAATTTATCAATACCTTGATTTTATTCGCATTTATCAAGAAAAATAATAAAATCAATAAGTTATTGACTTTCGGTTTATCCTGGTAAAGGAACTGCTCACATACATACGCTTGCAGGCCTTACGATAATTGGTCATGGTTTTGATTCGCTCTCTGAGGGTGAGATAATCCCGCAGCGATGTCTCTGGCTGTATCGACGGCCCTCTTCGAAGGAGTCACGCATCTCCAATAAAAAAGGCCGCCTTAGCGACCTGTGATTTATTCTTGCTGGATCATTACTTCAACTTGCCATCTTTCTTCTACGACGTAATTCCATCGCTGACTGCTTCTTATCCAGTTCTTATATACAACGATCTCATCGTCTCCGTCTTTTATGATTTGAACGAGATGGCACTTCTGCTTTCGCAAGTGCCATGTCTTTGGCATATCCATAACAACCTCGACTAAGTTGCTCGTCATATTATCAATGGCAGGCGCGACGGTTTCGCCGTTCGGGAACGACCCTAGCCATAAATGACATTATCACAGGCACTCTGGGAATGCCTGCTGTAACGATATGGATACCAGCACCCCAGGATAAATCCGAATAGAATATCCTGATTAGTTTCTTCTCGCGCTTACGCTTGTTAAATATTGAGTTTCTACCAAAACTTAGTCCGACTCATAAGGCAAGAGCGCCTCGCCAGGACTGTTCTCAAGGATGAGGTGTAACTCCTCTCATCAGTTCTGGCTGGCCCGCTTAAAGCCCATAAAAATGATCTGCATGATTGAGCCCTACCACGATGGGGCTTTTTTTTATTTCAGACACTGCTCACGCACATACGCTTGCAGGCCCGTCAGTTGTTTGGTGATGGTTTCGATTCGCTCTCTGAGGGTGAAATAATCCCGTTCAGCGGCGTCAGTAAGTCGGGCAGGCTGCAAGCCCATGCTCATTCTTGCATTATCGCAGGCACTCAGTGAATGCCTGCTGTAATGCCTGCCCATCAACCTGCCGGTTGGATATCGATGTAATACTCTTTGCCCTGCTCAAACTGGCTGAACGCAGCAGGGTTAGAGATGTGCATTTGCAGCAAACCGCCAGGGGTGTACTTCGACCAGGTTTTATTTTCTGGCGTGTCGTCGGTAACGGGGCTCATGTGGACAGTGCAATGAGAATTGTCGTCAGCTTTTTGGATAAAGTGACAGCGGAACTTGGCACGTACGGTCATGGTTTTTCCTCTGGAGGGTTTTGTCGTAGTTGCTCGATATCTCGGATACCTGCTAACTGGTTATTCGCTATTTCGATAGCGGCCAGCAGCGGCTGAATCCACAACACCGCCTGGCAATATGTCAGGGTGCTGGTGGGAGTGGCGCTAATATCGGCTGAGTCAGCCCTGGTGGAATCGGCGTGCATTGCCCCGGCACGTAAACGGTTCGTGTATTCGAGCAGCCCACCAGAAATATCATCAGGAACAGGCAGATCGCAGGTTTTATCACGGCGTAATATCTCCCGGTATTTGATTACCGTTGTTTCGCTGTTCCCGGCCACAATTGCGTTTGCCAGCGCGGCGGTCTCAGCGGTTTTATTGAAGCGGTTTATGTTGAATGCCTGAGTGGCTATTACCTGCCCCTGCAGAGCATTGTCTGACTTGAGTACGCGGTTTTCACTTTCAGCAGTTGCGGCTTTGTCGCTGTAGTGAAATGCAGACCATGCCAGACCGCCGAAGATGCTCAGTATAAAAACGCTGATCCCAATGAGATAACGAACTTGCATCATGCACCATCCAGGCAGAGAGTCTTTTCTTTTCCGGCGCGATCCACCAGCCCCGGTAATACCTGACCGCCGCCCCATACCCAGCGAGAAAACTGATTACAGGCTGCGGTGACGTTGCCGCTACGGAACAGGGCGAACATCTGAGAGCTACGAAGATTGCCGCACCCGGCACGGAACGTAACAGAAACTGCAGCGCTGAAAGAGTTATCGGACAGGTTGTGTCCATTGCCGTAGCGATTTACGCATGACTCAGCATCAAGAATGTTTGCCTGCCAGTCAGCAGCAATCTGCGTATCAGTTTTACGCGTACCGGCTTTTACGCCGTGAGTGTTGCCTATGCCGTCCGTCAGAACACCAGCGGGACAAACGTAAGGATCACGTCGGCAGGATTCTGCATTACCGATAAGCTCAAGTCCGCGCTGATTGGTTCGCACCTGCCCGTTGCTCACGACGATAGCGATGATTGCCATCACTGAGCAGATAACACCACCAGCGATTTTAGCTTTACCCATCACTCACCCCTGGCGGCTTTGCGCCGATCCTCTTTTATTTTGAAATAGAGATTGGTCAGATACGTCAGAAGACCAAAAAGAATACTTGCGAGAACACCTAACGCTGCCCACTGCGAGGGCGAGACTTTATCCAGTAGCTGGAGCACCCAGAACCCTCCGTTTGCTCCGGCAAAACCGTAGCTCACACCAGTTGTGATTTTGTCCATTCGATACATACTCCACCTCCGCTTTTGGGAAGTGCTGTGCGATGTGAGAAAGGGAAGATCAGGCCCTCGGACTACAATTAACAACGAGGCGTAAGGGTCGATTGTCCGGGGCCTGAGAATGAAAAAACGTTCAAAACGGATGGAATTAACTGTTAAGCCGTAATAATTCTTTCAATTATTAAGAGATACTGTCATGCTAACTTTTTCTTCTGTCGGATAAATAATGGAAAATGAAGACAGCATCATCGGCAGAGCTTTCTTTGAGATCCTTCATTCAGGCTCAACATTACCAATCAGCAGAAGTATGCTGATTGAACATCTTACCCAAAAGTACAATCTCATTTATAAAACCAGCAATTCAGTCGAAGAAATTCGACTCTATGAAGCAGCACTGCAAAAAGTGATAAAGGAATTTCGCTAAAGCTTTTTCATCCAGAGTGCTGCGGTGCGTTTTCTGCTAATCCTTCTAAATAGAATAAAAAAAAGCCTGCTCGGACGAACAGGCTGCAAAATATCAGGAAAAGACTTCTATCATGTGGCGCCGGGTGCCTCCCGGTGAAACGTTGACTGGCTGCAACGTTCCGCATGCATCTAAACTCAAAGGCTACCAGTAATGCCCCACCGCAAAGGGGGATTCACCACTCAGATAATGTAACTTTTCATTCATATAGCGTCAACAATTGAGCTTCGACCACCGGAGCAATCACAACCAGACCACTATAGGGAAGGACCAGCGACCAAAGAGAGCGAACTCTGCGCAAGCGCCTTACGATTGGGTAATTCGTCGCCTTCATCGATGGTAACAAACTAAAAAGCCCCGCGGTGTGCGAGGCATTCTCAGATATTACACAAGCTAATTATTACTTCCTTTTTCCACAAGTCTGATAATCACTTCCCGGCCCATCGTCAGATCCCCAGTAAGGTTTATTGTCTGAAACAATATCCCTCTGCTCTTCTTTGTTTTCACATTGATGTAAACCAGGAAAAGCACGGCTGGGAGCAACGCTCATCCCCACATTAGAAATGCCGGAACATCCTGAGATGATAAACATAACGCAAATTGAAATTAACTTTTTCAACGTCTGCCCCTGTAACAACTCAGTTAACTAATAGACCGCAGCCACTAAATTAGCAGTTTACCTGTCAGAATTATCGCTGAGTTTAAAGGTTGCACAGCCGCCAGACTGTCAAATGACTCACACACTCCAGAAACAGCAAAGCCCCGCGTGATGCGAGGCTTTATGAGTCTCCTTTCCGACGATGTGACAGGGGTACTGGTGCAATGCACCCCGCGAATACCCCTGTCGTATCGCCGGAAAACAAAAAACCCGCAGTGCGGGCTTTTCGATTATGTCAGATTGTCGCTTCTCATCGCTGCCATCGTGGCGCAGCTCTGCCAAGCATGCCTAAATAAAACACTTTTCTGGCCCGTTTTCAATACAAATAGCAAAAAAGAACATTCATGCGCTTTCTACCAGAAGTTTACGAGCAGAAAGAAAAACTCTTGCCCTGAATATTTCCAGACACCAGCGGACACGCTTTCTGGCCTCGTCGATAGTCAGCCATGGCGCAATTGCCCGCAGCTCACGGGTAATATCTGAGATTTTTTTCCGTGTAGTATAATACTGGAGACCCACCAGATAGACCGGGTCATTTAAATCCATCGCCAGCAAAACGCTCTGCTCTACAAAATCAGTGTCATCCTTACGAATTGCCTCATCAATTACGCTTACTGACGGCCGGGGCCAGAGAATTTCATGCGCACGATTCATTGCAAGTTGTCCCCTGAAACCTTCGCTGCGCGCCTGGTTCAACGCAGCAGTAAAACGCTCCAGAGCTTTATCTGACCAGTTCCTCCCTCTCATCCCATTCCAGCAGGAGTGCCCGCGAGGTTTTTTAGGGCCAGTATTTCCCCTGACGCATTCGCCCCAGACCGTAAGTAAAGACTTTACCCAGGCTGACTGAACAGATGTTAAAGGAGTGAATTTCCCCAGGTAAGTTTTGCGCGGTGCAGTTGCGACAATACCCATACTGGCTAAATGCTGACGACGTTGACGTGGTGTCATGTTTGCTCCTTTACGCCAGAACGCCGAGCGCAAAGGCACGGTCCAGCAATTTGATAATGAGTTCAGGTTGTGTGCCGTACTGGCGCTCGAACGCCGCCGGGCTGTTGTGAAGCTCGGTATGGTGTTTTCTACAGAGTGGAATGGTGAACGCGTCGTGGGCTTTGGTCGCCATGCCACCCTGCCCCCAGCCAATCAGATGATGGGCATCATCGGCGGGGTTGCCGCAGCACGTGCACGGTTGGGTCTTCACCCAGGCCAGGAACTTTGGATTTTCCCAGCGGATGTGTTTTGGTCGCGCGTAAAGTGTCTGCGGCGCCACGGGATCAACCGTGACTGAAACCACGGGCTTTATGGCTGGTGGCTGAGGTAATGCCGCCTTTTTGACTTTCTCCGCCAGTATGCTGGTGGCTGGCAGAGACGGGACAATATCGGATTCGCGCATAACAGACGGCATTGTTTCAACGGGCAAACCCAGCACGCGGCGTGAAACTTCTTCCGGTATGACATCAGTAACTCCCCGGAGAATGGCCCACCAGCACAGCTCCGGGAGGGTTACTTCGTGGTCGTCGGTAAATCGCAACTCACCGCGAATGGCGCGCAAAATCCAGGTGGCGGCATTTTTGGCTACGATTTGATCCAGTTCCTGGCTGGGGGCTTCACGCAACTGGTTATCGCAGTGCCAGCAAAGCAGTGCGGCGCCACCGGCATGGCGATGCGTAACCAGCTCTTTGTGGTGATAAGTTGAGTGCGGCCACTGGCACTGTTTACCGCGGCGCCGTAACCAGGCCTCAAGCCCATTAATACCACCAGCCGCATTAATAACCTTCTGGTGAGTGAAGAACGGGCACAATGCCGGATCATCAATAAGCATCTGCCGGGCAGGAGCTACTGCGCCCGAAGGAAGCTCAGCCATATTCTCTGGCTGACGCTCCACCAGTACGCGACCAGAAGTGAAGATATGCATTAGCTCTTTGCCGGGGCGCAGAAGCACCACGCCCATTTCACGGGCAATATCCGGTTTCAGCAAGGCGCGCATGCCGCCTCCCGGATTATGATCTGCCCGGTTTCTCCCCACACTTTGGTTATACGGCAATCCCATATGTGTGCATCATCAGCAAAGATGGCATCCATTAACGCTTTCAACATGTTGTCGCAGTCAGGCTTAGCCTGGTGTGGCTGGCCGTTATGTTGCTGGCGTTTCTTTTTGCTCCAACTGGCGGGCATAGGCAGGACAAACGTGATATGCGCACCAGACTCAGGCAGGGCTACGCCACGTAGCCGCACCTCATCGCAGAACGCCCGGTAACGCATAACCTCAGGGCGCTTTTTCCACTTGTCGACGCGAGTCATACGGGGCTTGCCCATCGGCACGATTGGATAAATTTGTATACTCACTCCCAGTGCCTCCACTGGTAAGTTTTATCTGCACGAGGCGGCTTAGCTGATTCAGGTAATAGCGCGCTGACTATCCATGTCAGATAGTCGGGAGCAAGGCTCTTTTGTGTCTCGACACCATTGGCGCGGTACCGGGCCACCAGCTCATTTGCCTGTGCTTCGGAGAGGTTAACGTGATTGAACCAGCCTTTTTTCATGCGAAACCTCGCCCAGCGGCAAGATGCACAAAAAAGCTGGCGTCGACAGACGTCAGGAAAGTGAGGTTTTTCGATTTTTTTTGCGCCATGGTTTTCTCCGTGGCGCAGCAGACTGCCAGTTGTTCAGGCTGGCTAAGACAATATATCAGAAGCTGGAGAAACCCGGTAACCGGCTCGCTCGAGCATCTGTGTAAAAAGGGATGGTGTGCCAATAATCTCATCATCCTGAATAGGCATAAATGATACCTGCCCACCACGGCGGTACATTAAAGCCCTTTCACATTCAGGAAAACTTTGCAGTCTGGCGACGATGACCCCATCGTGACATCTGATGACTACATACCCCTTGTTTGGCAATTCTTCTGGTTCTTCCACTCCCCTACCCCCTTCATTCACACGGAAACTCAGTGACAACGCATTTCAGTAAAACCAGTCGTCAGCGCTTTCCCATGTCTCCTGAAGGATTTTCTCAACTTTCTTTTTATCCTCTTTATCACCACCGAATACGCTTAGCCCATCGGAGCCCGTCCGTCGGATAACCAGATTGCAATTTTCATACTCTTCACTAAGCCGTTTCAGCAACTCCTTTTCCAAAGCAGAGACAGCGCCCTTTGGAAGTTCTTTAGTACGATCAATGGTTAATTCAATTTTCATAATAGCCCCATCGCATAACTGTATATTTATACAGTACATCTATAAATCATAATTTTCAACATTTTCAAGGTCGGCGTGAAAGGGCTTCGGTGCACTGTATGACAACATAAATTATGCGATAGAAAGGGTTCCTAAATGATACCTCCAAGGGACAGAACCCAGCCATTGACGTTGGGTTGTATTATTGCAATTGGAGGAAAGTCATTTACGTGAAGAGTGATACCCCCGACGGGAAGAAAGGAAACCTTCCCCTAATAGGGCTCCTAGGGCGGATGGAAATGATTGGAGGGAGGTTGCCGGATAGAGTAACAATTCAGTGCTTAGAGTAATTGCGCATTTAAGTCCCCTCAAATGCGCACAGGTCGTCAGTTGTTCAGGCTGATACTGGTATTATGAACAGGTGATTGTAGAAAATCAAAGCAATTAAAGCATTGTCACTGGTTGCCCTTTGCGGGTTTTTAAACTCATGAGTTGTTCAACTGGTCCCTGAGTACATTCAATGCGATCATATTCCGTAGGCTTCATCCACGCCGATTGTGATGTCATTCCTTTTCCGTTAATTCGATGAAAATCCCAGGTACCGTTTGCATTTTGACGTAACTTATCCAATTTCATGCTTGCAGTTTTTGGTTTCACATTCTCATCGTTGGGTACAGGTAGGAAAGTGGCATAACCTTCACACTGAACGGGCATTTCACTCTTCGCGCATCCTAACAGCGATAATGTCACGAACAAGACAATAATCAGCCTCATACTATACATCCTTATTTTTTATTGGATTCCGCTATCTCAATATAACCAGGGGCTCTAACTTGCTACACCATAGTCATTAAATATCTGCATCAACACAGTTCTTGGTATTTCCTTTGAAGATATCCTGATACTGCTTCTTAAGGCGGAAGTAATGACTACAGATGAGATTAAATTTTCTCTATACGAGAAATGGGCCATTTTACCAATGTTCTCGCGCGTCACCTGATAAAGTAGTTGATTACACGCTGTAGTTAGAGAGATGTACACACTCTCAGAATCAATCTCGTCTTTTCCTTCGTAACTTACTGACTCTATACATGAAGATGGTATAACCTTAACATTTTCACCGACTTTAAAAGTGAAATCACCTTTATCGGCAAAAGCTGACAACGGCAAAAAAATAGCAAGAAAAAGCATTATCCTAATATTCATATCCCCTCCGTTCTGGAGGGGGATTATATCAGGCTGCGATCGCTTTGACAGAACACAATTCAGGTAGATTTGCGCGTACAAGTGCCTCGGCGAACGGCGGCGGTACCGCGTTGCCGCACCTCGCAACTTGCTTGTCTTTTGCGTACTTCACACCTTGATAGTCGCGGTCGATGATATACCACTCCGGAAAGCCTTGTGCAGCATATAATTCACGCGGCTGGAGCATGCGCATTCCAATATCAACAATGCGATAAACCACGTCTTTGATGGTTACAAACTCGCTGATGCCGTACTCATGCAGGAATGCCGCCACCTGCCCCGCCCGGTGCTCGTCATATGCGTTTTCAGCCAGCATGGTCCTCACCTCACCAAAGTGCAGACCACCCGCCGTTACGGTCTGCAATGGTGTATCAGTTGGCTGCCCAAGGTTGGTACCGCGCATTTTTACAATACTGGATGTTACCAGCGCATGGTGATCTGTCGTTGTCACAGTATGAACTGGTTCATCAAGTACCAGACCAGCCCCCGAATAATTGCCCCCAAAGTGTTTGACCAGGTTTGCCGCCACCAGCGCAAATTTATTGCCCCCGGCGGTGACAGTACCCAGTGGTTTCTCAATCTGGAGAATCCGCGGTGCCTGCCCTACCCGTTCACCGTAACCCATCTGAATTAGCGTGGTTGATACCAGTTGCGATTTTCCGCCACCACCAGCCGTCACGGTTGCGCCGGGCTCATCAGCGCGATGACCGATGCTATTGCCGAACTGCCTGGCAATTACAGGTGCAATAACGCAGGAATGGTTAGTGTTGCACAGTGTGTGCATCGGGTTTTCAACACTGCGGGGTTTAGCTGAATATTTCGGGCCACCAGCGCCAGCAATAAACGGTGAAATAGCCGCCTCGACAATACCCAGTGCGTGACCGTTCCCGCCAGGGCGCTTTGATGTACCGGCTGTCACCGTCGGTACCGGTTCGGTTACCTCCTGCCCGGTTGCTCCGGTGCGAAATTTCGTCAGGTGCGGAACGGCCAGCGCGAAGCCGTGCTTCTTAGTTATTGTCTGAACCGGTTCATCCAGCGGCTGCCCACGGAAACAGTCATACGTGCCACGCGTTGTGGTGTGATTGCATTTCACGATAAACGGCGTTGCGCTGTTCACCACGAAACGTTCAATACCGCGCGCAATCCGTCGCATCGTATTGTCTGCCAGCGGCTTTTTGCGGTCGAAAATCGACGGGCACGGGATAGACCAGTCGATACACTCCGCCGCCGTTCTCCAGGGTTTAAGTTCACCTGATTTAACCGCGGCTGTTTTCGGATCCCCGTGGGTTTGCTCCGGCCAGCAAATTGCGGCGCCGTCGCAGCGCATCACCATGAAAAAGCGTTTGCGAATCGTCGGTGCTCCGTAATCACACGCGCGCAACTCTCGATGTTCGACCGCATAACCCAGCCCGGCAACCAGCCGCTGCGCCTGTTTGCTGCCCGGCTCAATGTTCAGAAACTCGCAGCACTCGGCCAATGCCGGGTTATCAGCACTTATGCCATCGGACAGCATGCTGACAAACGCATTAAACGTCTCGCCTACGCGCTCCGGGTCTGGACGCATTTCCGCCGCCAGCAGCGGTCCCCAGGTGCGGAACTCCTCAACGTTTTCCAGCATCATGACGCGGGGGCGCACCGTCAGCGCCCACCGAACCACAATCCAGGCTAAGCCTCGAATCGCTTTTTCTACCGGGGTACCGCCTTTCGCTTTGGAGAAATGGCGGCAATCCGGGCTAAACCATGCCAGACCCACTGGCATACCTGCGGTAACAACCGGGGGATTCACGTCAAAAACACTCTCGCAATAGTGCAGCGTGCCGGGGTGGTTTGTGGTGTGCATCGCAACCGCGTTTTCGTCGTGGTTGATAGCGATATCCACGCTGCGGCCAATTGCCAGTTCAATGCCGGTACTGGCCCCGCCACCGCCAGCAAAATTATCAACGATGATTTCTCTCACGCATATTTCTCCATGGCAGCAGCCAGCGAACGGGCTGCTGTAACGATTTCGGGTACTGGCACCTTTTCCAGCCACATGCGGTTTATGTGGTGCTTGAGGCGGCGCTGGTGGTGCGCCGGGAGATCCCCGGCGCGTTCAACTTGTGAGTAAACCAGCGCTACCTCGGCAGGCCAGACAGTCTCGGGAACATCCACCAGCAACAGGGATTCCAGTTCGCTGATGCGACTGCAGGCATAGGAGATAAGCGAATCCGTCATGCGGCACACCTCCCTTCGTCAACGCCATTTCTCCCGCATGCCGTGCTGTAGCTGCGCGGGTCACTATCAATGCCTATGAAGTTTCGCCCGGTAAGCTGGCAGGCAACGCCCGCCGTGCCACTTCCCATGGTGAAATCCAGCACCAAATCGCCTGGGTTGCTGTACGTCTCGATCAAGTACCGAACCAAATCCAGCGGCTTTTGCGTGTCGTGGTATTTTCTTTTCTGTTTATCGCTCGAAAAAAATTGAACATCACGCGGGTACCGGCTGGTGGAGTCGTAAGCGGTCAACGAGACTGCTTTGCCGTATACATTGGAATTTACCGTTTTACGCTTCGATTTTTTCCGCGCATGACCATGGGTGATCTGCGGGTTATAAGTCGGTTGGCGACGGTAAAACACCTGGACGTTTTCGTGCGCACGCAGCGGCTGAATTGCGACATTGAAAAAGCCAGTCGCGTTACCCTTCTCCCAGATCCATTCGGTTCGCCAGTCGCGCAAATTGCTGTTGACCAACACACTAGTGAACGGCTGTGCCGAAAACAGCACGATGGCCGCCGACGGCTTAGCCACTCGATATAGCTCGAGCCACATTCGGGGCAAATCCAACGGGGTATCCCAACTGCACTGAGTCGTGCCGTATGGAATGTCAGCGCAAACCATATCGATACTGCCGCTGGCTAATGTCGGGAAAATATCGAAACAGTCAGCGTTATACAGCTGAATCATCAGTACTCTCCCCAACTGTAAGTTGATGCTTCTGGGCCTGGTTCATCTGCCGCTATCAGAGTGGAATCAGGAGTAGCGATGATTTTACTGAACCTGGTTACTTGACCATCATCATCACCAGAGATGTGACCGTGATTTACCAGCCCTTTCAGGCACAGGCGCACAGTTTCAGCCGTCAGGTCCATACGTGAAAGTTGGTACAACTTGCGGTGAACAAAAGCCGTCAGCGCCTCTTCCTTCGTGTAGTGATAACTGGAACGCTCAGCACCTTTTAAGCAACGTTTAACGTAGTATTTCCGCCGCTCTTTCGGCCCGGCGGTCCGGTACTTAACGAGTTGTTCTAAATCCATGTTTGGCATATCGTCGGTGTGCCAGAACGTCTTTTCAGACTCGCGGATAATGACACGCTTCCACAGCATGACGATTGCGCGGCCGTCGCTATCATTGCCGTCAACGTAACGGTAGCAGTATTTTTTCTCAGTGCTCATGACCGTGCTCCTTTGCTGGCGCGTAATGCGTCTTTGTAACTAGCTTTGGCCTGTTTCTTGGTTTTGCGCCATTCACCGTAAATGCTCACATCGCGGTAGTTTCCGATACGGTACATGCGGCAATTGCCATGGTGGTCATAATCCACGCGAGGTTTATTGATGCCCAACCATTCGTGAAAGTCATAACCGCAATCGGCATCCTGAAATTCCTGATAATTGCGTTTGGCCTCATACTTACGCGCGTTCATTTTCGGCGGTTCGTAATCCACTACTTCGCCATAAACAATGCCGTCGATCGGGTGATATCGGCCCGGTGAGGAGTGCGGCGCAGAATCCAGCACCACACCGATGTAATGGCCGAAATCTTTAACGATGGTGCCGGGTTCGCCGTAGGCAACAACGCGGCGACCGACACAAGCATTAACGCCGTAATGGAAGTTCACGTATTCAAAGCTCACGATTGCACCTCCACTTTGCTCTCGCGAAAATGACGGCGAGCTTCGCGCATTGGTTTGCGATATGCCTCCAGAGATTGCTGGAACCCCGTCACATCCTCATCCACACCGAAATTCCAGCCTGCCTGCATACCTGAAACGTATGCGCTGTCGCAAAGTGCAGCATGTTTATCGCTGTTAAATGCCGCCTCTGTGGCCTCTTCCCGCAGGGCTGCGATTGCTGCCGATGTGGCAAGGGGTTGCATGCAAGCTATGATTGCCTTCATTCCAGCCAACAACGCCTCGTTCTCCGAAGCTCCGTTACCTTCTGCAATTGCGGACGCCGCTGCACCTTCCTCGCTATGTTTTAACCAGTTTTCGGGAGTAAGAAGAATGGTGTTTTCCATCGCCAACTGCGCGGTCAGTTCGGTTTGTTTATCCAGTGCAGTAGCCAGGCGAGACACCATCCTGGCGATCTCGATAATCGGGGTGTCAGCCGTCATTGCGGCTGCAAATTCGTGGCCCACGCGGGCTACATGTTTGTTTGCAACGATGGTCATTTCTGTGCGCTCCCGAAAAGTTTGTGAATCTGATAGCCCTGCCATTTTTCGCGGCAAATCTGCGCTACAGTTTGCGGCGCTGGTGGACAGGCAGCGGGTGCCACTCGCGAACGCCACCGATGTGTAAGCCGGTATTCAGGGTGGTGAGGTTTACCAACGTTTTTCACGATGCCTGCCAGCGTCAGACGTTTCAGGCGGTCGTAGGCCTCTTTGATGTCGCATCCCAGCAGACTGCGAACCTGCCGTGTGGAAATGGATTTTTCGCGCGCCAGAAAATCAACGATGGCGCGTTGCTCAGGTTTCAGCATGCTTCTGCCCTCCGCGCGCGGGCATTGCGAATGCAGCGGTTACGCAATCGGGAAATGTCCTGAATCTCCTGACTGCTCTTTGCCAGTCGCATAATCTCGCTGTATTTCGTAGCAGCGCGCAGCCAGTGCCCCCGTGATTCAATCAGGGCAGCCTCTTCAAGCGCCACCCGTAGAACTTCCGGATCGGCTTTCTGAGCAAGTTCCGGTAACTCGATATCGGGGATATCGCTGCCGGGCACAACGGTATATTCCCAGTGGGTACCGTTGTGACTGCGGGTCATGACACCGCGCTGTACTAACGCAGCCAGTTGCTGTCCCGTCGAACCGGAGTCAGAGTTAAACGCGTCGCACACTTCCGGGGTGGTAATGCCCGGGTGATGGCTGACATACACAACCAGTCGGTCAGCCTGAGTAATTCGTTTTTGTTTGGTCATTGGTCAAAACTCGTTAGTTGATTAAACCTGCCGCTTTGCGGCGCTTGTATTCCGCCATCAGCAACTGTGCCGGGGTTGGCCCAGCCGGTGATTTCGGCCCTGCCAGTTGACGCACTACCGGAGGAATCGAGAAACCGTTTTGAATGTGCTTCGTCCACTTGGTCAGTAATTTTTCAGCCAGCCGCTGCAGCTCGTTTTCCGTCATTCGTCGGTCCACGCCTGTACGGCGCATTTCAATGCAGATGTGGTAGAGCACAGGCTGAGGCCATGGATATTTATCGCTGCCGGAATAGCGGTATGACTCATTGCGCCAGCGCTTGTATTCCGCCATCACCGTTTCTGATGTCAGGCTGAATGGGTTTGCGCCACTCTCTGAAACCAGCGAAACAAATTCCGCCAGGTCTGGCGGCCATGAGTTCCCGTCGGCGCAGCGCTCCATGCACTGATTGCATACCAAGGTGATTTGCCTCTCAGTCATCGAACCGATCTGAGCTATCCACATAGTCGAGGGTTCGGCCCCGTTCTTCTGTGTCCAGCGGTTCGAGTAGATTTCCGCCATGACTTCCCACAGGCGCCATGCTGTGTCTTCCGCCCGAGGATCCACCGTCACGTTCTTTTCGGGCTCGGGCATCCCGGACTTGCTGTACTGCTCTTGAAGCGCTTCCAGAGTGAACTGGCGCATTTTCGTTACCTCTCGCTGCTACGGATTTTTGGTTGTTGGCCCGCGCTACGGGTATGTGACGGGCAAACTTCTGTTCCCACTGAACCTGCGTGAAAACCTTCATCTCAGCCCCCCAGTAGGTTGTGAACTCCGCCAATTCGGTTGGCAGGTAATCCGGTTCTGGTAGGGCTATGCCCCACATCGCTGCTCGTCGCCGGAAATCACGAGACGGGAGCCAGGCATCCGTCATCTGAAATTTGCCGATAGGTTCATCTAGGCCTTCCAGATATCGGGGGGCTTGAGTCGGCGGCGGATGTTGTTGCCGTTGTTCTTCGTGATCCTGAAATTCTTCTTCGCGCTCGCTAAGAGAGGGGTTTGATCCTTTTCCCTTCCCTTCCCTTCCTTTTCCGTCAGTGACACCTCCTTGAGCACTCACTGAGTCATCACTGAACTGGTTACCACTACCGCTACTGTTTTCAGTGAGTAGTACCGGAGCGGGTATCTTCGTTGCCGACGGACGGTTGATTTTCTGGTGCTTAGCGAAGCCCTTTATGTGCAAATATTCCTGACCGTTCACTGAGTACTCAGTGAGTAATCCGTGAGTAATTAACTCAGCGATGAGGGGTTCGCAGTCGATTAAATCCGCCGGGAACACCTGCATTTTGATCCGCTTGTGGGAACGCTCCATGCATCCCAGGTCATTGGCGAAGTTGAACAACCCAATAAACAGAAGTCGGGCGGGGATCGAGCATTCCACCACCTTTTCGTCTGTCCAGAATTCAGGTTTCACTGTTCTGATGCGGGCCATCTAAAACCTCGTATTAATCAGCAAAATGCTGATGGTCATTGGTCAAAACTCGTTTCAAAAACACTGCGGCGCCAGAGTGCTAAGCAGCGCCAGCGCTGGCTCCGATACCTCCTTTGGGAGCATCGCGTATAGCGACGTGGCCGCTTCCCAAATTTCCTTTTCCAGGCGCTGCAGTGGTGCGCCCAACAGCTTTGCCTGGTGTGCTTCTGCGCATTCCTTGATTGCGCTCGCCACCAGCTCTGCTTCGGTCTTGCCGGAACGGAGGCCGTAGGCGCGTGCTATCTCGATTGGCATCACTGCTGAAATCGCCGGGGCCAGTTGCATGACATAGCGGTTATATTTTTCGGAACCATTTTCGTTACGCAGATAGCGGAACAGGTTCAGCTTGTTGACTGTGATACCCTTGCCGCCAGTACGTTTCCATTCTTGTGCCACCAGCCGCGCTATCTGTTCCTGAGCCTGACCCGGCAACGTTTTTTCCCATTCGCTGACAGCGGCATTGATCGCCATGCGTTTCAGGTTGTCACGGCGCCGCGGTTCAATCTGATTTTTCGATTTCAATGCCAAGGGCGGACATTGATTAAGATGATCAAAGCTGATTGTGTGCATGTGCAGTCTCCTGCTGTGGCAACCCATCAGTGGGGTTTGGGTAAAGATCGGGACGTAACTCATGCGGCGTTACTTTAAAATCCACCACTTCACTCACCTTGAGAACTAGCTCTCCTGGAATTTTATTTTTAAACCAGCCGTTTACAGTCTGAGCTCTTCTCTTCATTCGGCGTCCAAGCTCAGCCTGACTGCAGACGTTCAAAAGCTTTTTTTGAATTGATATCTTCATTGGTTCATCTCTCGTGGTATCGATGGAGGGTAATAAATCAAATTAAATCGATATCGTCAAATTATTTCGATAAGAGAGACTACAGAAAAAATCTGTATAATCGGTGATAAGTATCTGAATGGATAAAGAGATGAACTTCGGAAAGAGATTGCAAAAAGCGATTAAAGATCTCGGAATTTCCCAATCTGAACTGGCGCGCAGACTTGGCGTAAAGGCTCAATCAGTAAATGGTTGGTGTAATTCTGATATTTTACCTCGCTCTGAAATATTAAACCGACTTCCATCGGCAACAGGTTTACCGCTCTCGTGGTTCTTCATGGAAGATCACGAACCTATGGAAGAGCATGATCCATGGGAAACCAAACCCCAAATTAAGCCTGCCTCAGAATTGCAGTCAAAACTTCTCGATGTTTTTGAGCAACTTCCCGATGACAGGGAAAAAGAAAGAGTAATCATGACGATAGAACTACGTCTTAAAGAACTTGATGATGTAGCAACTGCTTATTTGCAAAAAAGAAACCTCATCCCTCCAACCAAATAACCCTTCAAATCTCTTCCACTCCGCTCAAGTGGGTCATGATGACCTACGAACTTTCCACGCAATTAGCTATCAATTTAATTTGACTATTATCGATTACTTCGATAATAATTTCTCCATCGCAGCAAGTCATCCAGGCAGGACGCCCACGAAGTAGCTGCCGGCGGCATACGAAACACCGGATGAGATGGCGACGTTGATTTTACGATTTCAGTTTTAACGCGCAGCAGACCAACGTTCCGCCAGCCGGGCGCAAACGGCAGAAAAGGAAAGGTCGTTCGAGTAAGTGTCAGGGGCTTAAACGCTCGTTCTGTTACCGCCCCTGAAAAAATTATTGAGAAGGTGAAAAACGTGAGAATCGAAATATCCAGGAAAGAGGGCCGAGTCTGTTTACTCATATCCCCAATCGCGTTCTCTATCGCGGAGCATATCGCTACCAGCCTCGAAGACCGCGTAATCGTTGCAACTCTTGGTACTTGCGTCACGGCTATTGCTAACGCACCAGGAGACGAATGTGTCGCTATCGCACTCTACTTTGATCACCTGGATACCGGTATTTTCGTAACGCTCAACCATCTGATTAAACCGGATAAGCCAATCCCGATAATCGTCGGGTAGTACCCATGCATCAGTCAAAACTTTTTTGTACGAATCGTATTGAGCACTATTTTTGAACCAAAAAACGCTTATCGGACGGGCTGCCATTTTTGTATTCCAATGCCGATGTCTGGGAACAAAAGAATAGCACCACGCCATATGAGCTTAAAGTATGCATCACAACGAGGATTTTCTATGACGGATTTCGCACGGGTGGTAACAGGACAACAAGCAGTCCGCCTTAACTGGTTCACCGCCTTAACACGTAAGTTCTGCTATTTCCTGGCGCAGAAAGGCAACCCGGAGATGAAGGCGTGAGCACGTTTTTTTATTTAGTCATCACCGTTTGTGCGCTCACTGGCGAGTGTTCTGATACCCCGCTGGGGGTGTACCAAACCGAAGATGACTGTAATGCCGCCGCAACGGATCAAAGTATTAAAGGCGAGTGCTTTCCGATGAATATTTCGGCTGCCGACCAACAGCCTGCAGTTCATTTTTAAACGAGTTTTGACCAATGACGAGCCGGAGAAAAACGATGGAATTTGGAATGAAACGTATCATTGCCTCAGTGCGCGTCGTCGCTGTAATGAAAAAGCTTTATACCGGCGCACCTGTCACTGTTGCGACCATCAGCAGCGAATTGAAGCTTTCCCAATCGTACGTTGAACAGATCGTATCAAAGCTGGGGAAGGCCAAAATCGTGCGTGGTCAAAAAGGGCCGGGAGGCGGCTACCACCTTTGCAAACCTGAGTCCGACACCAGCGTCGCCGAAGTGATCCGCGCTGTAACCATAATTCCGCACAGCAGCATTTTCGACCCGGTACTGGTTGCGCTCGACAGTGTTCTCGTCTCGCAACTGTCCGACGCAAAGATCAGTACCCCATAAAGCACAAAACCCGCCGAAGCGGGTTAGTGCCCGGTTAGCCGACCAAAGCTTTCCGGAACGAGTTTTGACCAATGACCAACCGCAGGCGGCTAACCATTAGCTGCCGGGAATCTTACAACCTTTAGGAGCCCGAACGCAATGCAGACATACGCGTTTTTGATTAAAGCGAAAGCCAAAGCGACTGACGCTAAACACCTTTTTTGCTGGCTATCTGCAAAATCCGATTCCCGCGCTGAACGCGAAATTGCCAATATTCTTGAAGATGCAGAAATCGAAACCGGGCGCGGCGCGCCTTATTTGCAGCCGGTTCGGACAGACTGGCCTGTTGTTGATGACCTGCCGGAAGAAGGTAAGCTGGACAATACCTGGTGCGACCGCTACGAACTCAACGAAGACGGACGTTCGTGGAAGCTGATTTCCCGGCCAGCGCCGGAACCGGAACTAAGCAACAGCGAGGTTACGACCTCATTAGTACCAGTTGCGAAAGAAGAACTCCCGACTACATCTGACGAAGCAAGTATTCCTCTGGAAAATCGTGGGCTGGCTGTTCGCATTGCTATTCACCTGCTGAACGATAAATACCAGACCCATATCACGAAGGCGCAGCAGATTGCCGCCACCGAGCTGTCACTGGATGAAAGCAACTCCTACGTGCATAACTTACTCCAGGCCATCACTGACGTTGCTGAATTTTCCGACCTTTCCTTGCACGTCGAATGGAAACTTGTGCAGGCAGTTAAAGTTGTATTCCCTCAGGATGGCGAGCACGCCCCGAAGTTGATGGCCGAATTTGTAACGGACTGGATCTCTGCTGAACCTGATTCCCGCAATCAGTTGGTGGAAGACTGGCAAAGCGGCAAATTACCGGCTAAAGAACCGGTAACACGAAGCGAGGATGTTACCGATAAGATGGAGCATCCGGCAGCACAACTGGGATTCCGCCAGCAGTTCCTTGCCGCTTACATCTGCGATGAGTTTGCCCATCACGTCACCGCTGACCAGCGGATCATGATCTCCGATCTCATGCTTGACGTAGATAACCATTATGTTCAAAACCTGATGCTGGCCGCCGAGAATGTGGCGGAGGCAAAAAAATATTCCTGGCAAGAGATCTGGAAGCTCACTGACGCTGTAAAAAAAGTATTTGCCCCTTCGGCACGTCATGAACTCGGCGTGGTTTTGCGGTTCATGCAGGCATGGGCAGCAACTCATCATATTGACCGCGGCTTACTGGTTAAAGAGTGGCTGGCAGGCAAACGCGTAGCCGCTATTCAGCGAACTGATTCAGGAACAACTGCTGGCGGTGGAATTCCAACAGACCGCAATCCAGACTACATCCATACTCTGGATACGCTGGATGAAGAAATTGCCGCGGCAACCCTGCCTATGGATTTCGACATCTACAACATCCCTGGGGGGATCCATCGCAGGGCGAAAGAGATTATTTCAGGCAAAGAGAGTCCCTGGAAAGAGTGGTCAGATGTACTCCGCAAAACGCCTAGTATTTTAGATTATTCCCGGGCAGCAATTTTTGCTGTCATCAGAAGTGCTCATCCTGAGTATTACAAATACTCAGGTCGTCTGAGCGGTTACATAAATGCCAACCTTACCGAAACCGATCATGCCAACCCAACGCAGGAAACATTAGTTGCCGCGCGCCAGTTGGATAGTGCAGCAGTAGTTGCCGGGGTCATTCAGGGAACAGAACCGGTAGAAAGTCTGGATAAACTCTCTACCGAATTCGTTGTTGTAGGCAAGCAGGTTGCAGAAGCAGCAGGCAAAACTGCAGGGGATTCTAAAACAACAACGGAAGTTGCGAATCTTGGTAATAGCGTTTTCTCCATCAATAACCTGATGGGCCAACAATCCGCCACCGGCACAACCACACTACAGAGCGAGGCTGCCGACGATGTGCAGATGGAAGAAACTGGCCGTGATGAAACCCAGACTGATTCTGCGGTACCGCCGGGCGAAGCAGAAAATGTGTCAACTGAAAGCGGTGCTGCAGCTCGTCCACAGGCAACTGCCGTAGATAACAATATTGATACCGGGCATCAAATTAACGATGGCAAATCATACCCCCTGATGACGCATGTGATGGTTGACCTGGAAACGATGGGCAACAATCCGGAAGCACCGATTATCGCCATTGGCGCGGTGTTTTTCGATCCGGGAACAGGCAAAACGGGTGAGGAGTTCTATCAGATTGTCAGCCTCGAGTCCGCAATGGAGTTCGGCGCGAAACCTGACGCCGCCACAATAATCTGGTGGATGAAACAGTCAGCAGAGGCGCGCGCAGCGATAACCGGCGGCGATGCTATTTCGCTGATGGACGCCATCGATAACCTCGACGAATTTATTCACACGAATTCAGCCAACGGCATCAAGTATGTGCAGCTCTGGGGCAATGGCAGTTCATTCGACAATGTAATTTTGCGCCGCGCATATGAGCAGGTTGGCGCAGAATTGTCCGTGCCGTTCTGGAATGACCGTGACGTGCGCACCATTGTCGAGTTGGGCAAAGTTGTCGGTATCAACCCGCGCTATCAGATCCCTTTCGACGGCGACATGCATAACGCACTGGCTGACGCCCGGCACCAGGTCAAATACGTTTCAGCTATCTGGCAAAAACTGACCCAGAACTGATTTTCAAAAATCACCTTTTACCTGGCTGGGGGATTACTCTTCTGGCCGGGGCTAAGGAGACGTTATGTCAAAACTGATGCCTCTCGAAGAATGGGCCAAAGAGACGTATGTAAAACCCCCAACGCTGAACACATTAAGGCGGTGGGCTCGGATGGGGAACATCTACCCTGCTCCGGAAAAACACGGGACGAGTTACCAGGTTTGCCCCAACGCCATCTATATACGCCCAAACAAATTATGTTCAGTCGCCCCGGTTAACGGAATGGATACAAGACACCCCAGAAAGGGGTCATTACTGGAGAAGTTGCAACATGACAAAAAGGCGGGAAAATTATGATCAGAATCTCCCCAGAAACCTGACATACCGCCAGTCACGCAAAACGTACGCCTGGCGCAACCCGCTCACTGGCAAGGAGATCTCTCTCGGTAAGATTTCCAAACGTGAAGCTGTTGCCCAGGCTATCGAGGCTAATCACTATCTTGAGCAAAATTACACCCCGGTCACGCTGCTCGAGCAGTTGAAAGGCGAGCATGAATACACTGTTGCTGAATGGCTAAAAGAATACTGGGAAATTTTGGGTAAAAGAGAGCTTTCGGCGATCACGCTCAAATCCCGTAAAGGACATCTTGAGGTGATCCGCCAATCGCTGGGGGAAATGATCCTCGCAAAAGTTTCGACTCTGCATATTGCAGACTTTCTTAAGCGCTGGACAGATGAGGACAAAATGACGATGGCTACCACTTACCGTTCAGTCCTGTCGGATGTGTTCCGTGAGGCCATCGTGAATGGCCGGGTGGTAGCCAATCCGGTTGAGCCCACAAGAACGCCAACAATCAAAGTTAAGCGGGAACGCCTGGAACTAGAAACCTTTATCTCAATAAGGCATGAAGCGGAAGTTCTTCCAGTCTGGTTTCGCAACGGAATGGACCTTGCACTGGTCACCGGCCAGCGCCGCGAAGACATAGTGGAAATGCGTTTTTCAGAGATCAGAGATAATCGGCTTCACGTAGTCCACATAAAAACGGGAATGATGATCGCCATCTCTCTGGATCTGGAATTGCGTTGCGCCGGTCTGGTCCTGGGGGATGTCATTGAGCGCTGCCGGAAAGGTAATTCTACGGATTTTTTGATTTCTGCTGGTGTAAGAAAAAACAGCCTGGCGGGGTCGATTCACCCGGACGGGTTAACCAAATATTTCGTGAAGGCAAGAAAACTATCTCAGATCGCTTTCAGCGAATCCCCTCCTACGTTTCATGAAATCAGGAGTCTGGCCGGGCGCCTGCATGAGTCTGAATATTCAGAAATTCACGGCAAAAAAGAAGGCAAAGCATTCGCACAGCGGCTGCTGGGGCACTCCTCAGAAGCGACTACGAAAAAGTATTTAGATCCGCGCAAAAAGGAATTTATTCTGGTATAAGGGTTAGGTCGCCGAATATGGGAATTCGGACGATTTTCGGACATTTTCGGACGGAGCCACATAAGTGCTTGTCTGGAAAGGGTTCCAAAAAAAGACCGAATACGATTCCTGTATTCGGTCCAGGGAAATGGCTCTTGGGAGAGAGCCGTGCGCTAAAAGTTGGCATTAATGCAGGCTAAGTCGCCATGCACTTTAAGAATAGATGACGACGCCAGGTTTTCCAGTTTGCGGCAAATCCGGTCTGAAAAATTCGGTTATCGTCACGCTTAAAAATGTTAAAACCGCAAGTTCTGAGGAATCAGGCTTGCGGTTTTTTATGGAAAATCAGTCAGATACTTTCGTTTATTAACAGAGCTTTTCCGCTCGGGCAATAAAGGGCTCAAGACTCATCTTTTCACCGGGTCTGGCCGGGTCGTCAATTTGGATAACGCTGACAGGCTGCGCTGTTATTTTACCGCTTGCCACCTGCTTTTGCGCCTCTTCATTCAGTGGGTATTGCACCAGTGTGCTGGGATTGATGGCATAAAGCGCATGGTCAGGTCGGCAGGTGAGCATCACCTCTTCGCGCTTAAATGCCCATTTGTCCTTACCCACTTCAAAGCGGCTTATGGTAATCACCGACGGCGCGGCAAAGGCGCCAGCGGAACATGCCAGTAAAAGCATCGTCAGAATGGTTTTTTTCATCAT